AAGGACGCCGGAAAGGAAATTAGACTGGACGACGTGACTACCGGCCATTGCGGATATCCGTGAACGGGGAATCGATCATCGTGCTATTCGGCCGGCCTTGCGCATCGGCAAACATCGCGCGTGCACGTTGTACATTGTACTTGGCAGTCATTACTTGAACGCCAGTATCCGACTCCGTGATCGCTTTAATCATATCCTTTGCGCAAGCATAGGTAAGTAGCAACGTGAAGTAGGCGGGGCAGGCACTTACATCGGGCTTGAACATATAATCAAGTTCAACCGACGATTGATCGGTGTAAATCCGATCCGCGTAAATTTCATATGATGCCTTCGGATATACTCCGATCGGAAGCAGCATAGCTGAGGGAAGTTGATAGGCGTACTGCCACTCGTTTAATGGTGTGGCGTTCAAACGAGATAGCGAAGTCTTCGCGCAAGCAAAGCGCCAGCGATTGGATTGCAATTCCGCTTCGTAGATAAGCTCGAACAAGTTGCTGCCAACTGTGGCGCCGTAACGGTTATCAGAAAGCGAATCGAGCGGCTTCTCGCCGAGCAGGACTAGCGCTTTCGATAGAATCGCGATTTTTGATTGTGTTTCGATACTAGCCATTTGGTAACTGCCAATTTACTTCGTGCGGACGAGGCTTACCGTGAAAACAGACCACGCTTGCGCCTTCTGGAACTCTGCCGGGACGACGCACGTGCCACTTGTAGCTGACGATGCGACCAGGGAATCTCTCGTTTAAAGACTCAAACTTGACTGGTAGATGTTCCTGAATAAACCCCTGATCGCCCCATTTTTCCCACGTCTTTTCGTATTCTGGAATTACCGAAGTAGTGAACGAATTTGGGATCATGCTAAAGTCGATGGCGCTATCCCAAAACATTATTCCAGAGTGGATATGCGTGCCGGGCCCTTTCCAATTTGTGCCACATGCAAAATCGTAGTGTGGCTCTAGCATGTCCGTCATGTCACTGGCGAACATCGTGTCGAGATCAAAGTACGCAACCTTGCCTTCGAACAAACCGGGGCGGAATAGCTCAAGCTTCGACCACCAGCCCATCCAGTTATTCTTGAATGGAATCGTTTCGATGCCTTCAATCTTCTGATTCGTCAGGCATACAAAGCGATGCGGGATGCTACAAAATTTTGCTACGCTCGTTCTCAAGCGGAGAACATAGTCGTTACTGAACCCGCCGCCTGGACGATAGACACACGCAATGGTTAGCGGGGTGCCCATACTTCGTCCTTATTTATTCTCGTCTTCTGCTCGTAGCCCAACGATTCCAAAATTGGTTTTGGGTCAACCCACTGAGCGCCGTAATACTTCTGTCCTAAGCCATTATCTTCGAATACGATTAGTGGTTTGCAAGCGGCGATCGTCTCGCGTGCGCCTTCAAGCACTTGCCCTTCGAAGCCTTCCGTGTCGATCTTTATGAAATCGACATTACTAAGCATGAGCCTGTCTAGCGTTGTCACTTCTACCCCGAAGCCATCGCTCACATGCCACATCCCGGAGTTAGCGCCGGGCTCCAACTGCATAGTGCAATCACCTTCAGAAGATCCGAGCGCTGCATTTACCAGCACTGCGCGATCGCCGACGTTTCGAACTAGGCAGGAAAAGTTTTCAGCGCAGGGCTCAACGGCCCATACGCGTTCGAATACCGTAGCCAAGAATTCTGTGCAAGTACCAACATGTGCGCCGATGTCTACGGCCAGTCTAAAATTCTTACAGTGCTTGAGCACTTTATCGAGAAACGCTGCTTGCGCTTTCGCACCATGCAAAGGACTCTCGGCAAAGCCTGGATCACGCGTGGGCACTACGAACGTTAGGTCTCTTGGTACGCTCGGTAGAATACGGGGGATATCAATTTGCAGTCTTTGTCCCAGGGTTTTATGCCCCCAGCGAAGTACACCACGCGGGCGTTCTTTGGGATTTTGCGCTGGTTCATTATCTCTCTGTACCAATAGACCCCCTGGTCTTTATCCCAGGTTGGAGCACCCGAGATTTTTATTGACATCCAAGCTTGATCGCTGCCGGAAATAACGCGGTTGCCATACTGTGTATTCGCAATTTGCTTTGGCGATTCTTCTGGATCGAACGAAGACCATACATCTTGATGCGCGCCGGGAGTTAACTGCCACAACGTTCCGCAGTAATTCGAGTGCATTCCCTTTGCGGCCTTAAACGTATCGTCCGTAAGCAGTGGTGCTAAATCGTCGAATATCATGCAGTCGAGATCGATCGATAGAATCTTCGACGCACCGAGCCACTTACTAACTTCGTAGTCAAAGAGACGAAGCCGTGTGAAGCAATTCGGAATTGGATCACGGGTGTCGATGATCCATGACTTTGTCACATTGACTGGCACCGATTTCCACAAAGGGAACGTTTCGTACTCGATTCCTGCCGGGTCGTCTGTGACGCAAACGAACCGATATGGAATGCTCATATGCTTCGCGAGCATCCGGCCGAGTTTATTGACGTGTCCTGCGTTGTACACTGGGCGCCAGCCGCGCCACAGCCAAGTCACGATTGTGAGCACTAGCCGAATACCCCAGCCTCAATCTCGTCGAGCAACAGGTCAAATTGGGTATTCAAGCTGTGCTTGGTCTCATAGAACTTCGCGTTGCCGGCCGGGTCGTCACCACGAGCCCAAGCAAGAGAAGTTTCCAGCAACTTCCAATTACCGGAAGTATCTTTCAAAACATCGATTGCACACCATTTGGTGCCGATGGCGTTAAACACCAGCTTCGAGAAATCAAGTAGCGATTCAACTTCTTCGCACATCTCAACCGGCTGTGTACGGACTACGCACGAAGGGGCTGCCATCGGACGGTCGGGGTAATTGAAGCGCTTGTATACATGCAGCTTCGTTCCGACAATCGTTACGCGCCAAGTCCATTCGTGGGGAATGAACTCTTGCCACAGCACGTATCCTTTTTGCAGGACGTCTACGCCCGCGCCGCGCCGCGAGCGAATGCCTTCTCCGAAAGCCTGCAGAATCTCTGCGTACATCTCGGTTCGCGAGTTCAGCAAACGAACGTTGTTACTTGCCGAGCCATACGCCGATTTTGAAACAACAGGTGGCGGCGTGTGTTCAAATGCCTGCAGCGCCTGGAACAGCGTAAAGGCTACTCGTGTGGGCGGCATCAAAGTAAAAAAGTCAAATGCCTGGGCAATCTTATCTTCGTACATGCGGATCTGCTTTGTATCCTGCACGAAATGCTGCTTGCCCTCGATCAGTTCTTCAGCCCAGAACTTGTCTTCCATGAGTTCTTTCTCGCCAAATTGGCGAGGGACGAAGAACCCAACTCCGTCCTGGGCGCTCGCGCCGCGCTTTAACTTGCGAACCGGGAAATTCCTCAGTACCGCAGCGCGTTCCATTTCTGGAACCCAGACGTGTCCTGTATCGAAAATGTTCAGCATGCTTCAATGCTCGGAGGAGCACCCAGGTGCAACCGAGTAAATCCAGACATGGAAAATACGCGGCCCTTGAACGTCGTCTGCGCAAGTGATATGAGTGTTTCCTTGTACCGCTTGATGATCCTTCGATCTTGCACATTCGCGTCGCCTACTCGATGGCACGATTTATCTTGCGACACTTTCGCTTCTTCGAAGCTGTACCCACTTCCATCCATCGGGCAGCCACACAAGATAACCGGATTAAAGCCTAACGCCATACCGATTAGAGCAGCCTTGCCGGCGCTCGTCGCGCCCGAGGAATACTCGCCACCCCACCAGTCCGTGACGCAAGGAAATTCGTTCTTCGGTGCTTTACCCGGAAAGGCCCAGTTGGCGTGAACACGCACAGGTTTGGCGTTTGGAAATGCCGCTTTGCGGGCGTTGAAAAATTCCGTTGCCTTCGCTGTGTGCCCTGCGAGCATATGCTCGACGTCTTCGAACATCGTACACGCGCCGTTGATGGTCATCGTTTCCGCGTTCGGGTATAACTTCTTTGCTTTCGCGAGATCTTCGTACGCACATGGGGCACTGCCCACGACCAATAGAGCGCTCATCGATTCTCCTGTTAAAAACTAGAATGTCCAGCCAGGGCGTTGATACCCTGGAACGGAATGCACATCAACGTAAATAATGTGGGGGAGCGTCCCCTTCTTAGCCCACACTGCCGAGCCGTTGGCTTCTGCCAATGCCGCGGCGGCTAGCCCACTATATGCTTTCAACCAAGGCAGATGCTTGGCTATCGCCAGGGGAGTCCACTTTGGGACTGCGGAGACCGCAGTTGGATCAGATAACGTAGTACTTGTGAATGTATCACTAACACCACCAATCGTCAATACGGTGTTAACTGCAGTGTGGTACGCCGCGCTACTGGTGTGCCTCACAGTGATGCTATCCCCGTTCGATACCGCGTTTGAAGCTGACGCGCTGGAATACGCAGCTCCGTTAATGCTGTAGGTGCCGCCAGTGATAGATATATTTGCAGTGGTGTTAAGCCCAGCGATCACAATAGCGGCACTTGTTATTGTTGCGCTACGTGCTACCCCTGACTGGTCTGTGAAGGTGAACGCATCGGGAGTTGAGTCTGCGGCTACCGTAGTGCTTGAGAAAGTATCGGACACGCCGCCGATCGTGACAGCAGTATTTACCGTGCCAGAAAAGCTACCGCTTGACGTATGTCTTGCACGAACAGTATCCCCGTTGTTAACTGTTCCTGACGAGGACACAAATGTGCCGGATCCGTTTATGTCGTACGTACCACCTGTGACCGTAATGGTCGCCCCAGTGTTGATCCCCGTTACGGTAATCGCGGCGCTAGTGATGGTCGACGATAACGCAACGCCCGTCTGATCCGTAAACGTAAAGGCATCTGGGGTTGAGTCCGGCCCGACTGCTGCAGTCGGAACCACCCACAGCGCTACTCTCTGCGCGTCAGAGTAGTAGCTTGTGGGGGCTAACTGTCTTGCCGCGTTGCTACGCATTAGTACGTCGCTACCGCAATTTCGACCTGATCGCAGGCCGTGCCGGTGAACTTGTACACAACATCATCTGCGTTAATATCACCAGCACTTGGCGTTAAGTAGTACACACCGTTGCCAATTTCCGTTACTGAGCCCGAAGCAGCTCCGAACGCTGCGCCGTCTAAGCTTCTTGTCGCTGTAACCGTGATGCCCGTCTTACGAGTCACATGGTCCGTCGAATCAACTAAGGTGAAGAACACCTTTTGACTACCAGTATTCTTCTGGTACCGAGTCGCGTTGGCGCTTGTTGCCGATAGAGGTGTCACACCCGCCACCGTTCCCACCACATTACCGCCGACGTTGCCAGTTACAGAAGCTACCGCGCTGGCGGCAACCGCAGTTCCAATGCTGGTTTTCATGGTCGCTGTAAAGTCACCTGCACTTGGTGCATTAGTGAGATTAGTAACCGTTGGCACAACACCATCCGTTGCTAAACCCTGCACCGCTTTGATCGTAGTAATTGCGGTCGCGGCAACATTGTTCATGTTCTTGACATTGGTATCGAGTATGCCTGCCGTTGCGGGAGTCGATACCGCCGTTCCGAGGATTTGCGTCAGGTTCACCGGAGAAGGTAACCCGCTTGCACCAGGAGGGCTGCCGTAAATCTCGTAGGTGATTGTGCCAGTTGGAGTCGTCGTCCATGCGTCAACTGTCGCTGTATCAGTGCTACCAGTATACGCAGTAATGATCCTACGCTGTCCGGCTCCGGCCGTTGCCGAGGTAATAACAATAGTCGCCCCGATTAGCTCACTGTCTGCAAAAGCTGCAGCAGATCGAAGCTGCAATGTCGTTCCAGTTGCAGCTTGCGCGGTGCCTTTATCTACAATTCCGATTCCACGAATCATCCCAACGCCACCATTAAGGGCCGTGCCATCAATGTACGAAGTGTTAACCGCGGGGACACCGCTAGCGAATGTTCCAGCCGAGCCGCCGAAGTTCACGACGTTGACGCCCAGCTGAGCCGTTGAAGTGCTTACAGCTGCATTGGCAATGTTTTTGACGTTAGCGTCTAAAACGCCAGCCGTTGCAGGAGTGGCGAACACAGTACCAAGGAGATACTTGGCATCTACCAAAGGAACGCCAGTGACATTTACTGCGGGGATAGTTCCCCCGAGCCATTGCGTTGCATTGGCCTTTACAACACCCGAGGTAAAATCTAGCTGTCCCGTTCCGGTACCCGCCGACAGCAATACACTCGCGCCAATATCACGCGCGGTTTGAGCAGTGCCGGAAATACTGGTTGCGTCTACCGCAGGACTTCCAACCAGCCAAACAGTATGCGTTGCTTGGTTCGCCGCGCCATTGAACGTGATAGATGAACGCACGCCGACAGAGGCAGGGATTGCCGCATCTGGAATATCGAAGCGGTAAAGACCTGGAGCATTCGTAGAGCTTACCTCCACAAACCCGCCGCTGCTATATGCACCACCTACTGTTTGCGTGGCGAGCGTGATAGCGGTTAGGGTGCCGGTCGCGCCGTTTCGGTAGTACGCCGTGAAACTCGATGTGTTATAGGCGAGCCCGGTAATCGGATCACCGGGGCTTGTCGCTGCTGCTTTTTGTGGCAGCCAAACATCGATCGTTTGACTCGTTGCCCCGGCCTTTACAAATACTGTTTGTGTGCTCATTTAAAATCCGCCTTGGTTGGCGAGTTGTGAAAGAAGTTTAGAACCGCTGCTTGCGGCAGTAACATCGCCGGCCTCCCAGTCATCCATGCGTAGAACATCGACGAATCCATAATTCATTACATGCCCCGGTCGGCCGGTGTTCAACGCAGATCCGCCGTTATCTGTATAGGTATCTGCGAGCGTTCCATTACGGTAGCTACGAATTACCGTGCTAGTTCCAGACCCACCGACTTCGCCTTCTACTGTATCTCCACTCGCCCAAGATCCACTGAGCGACGTATTTGTGACGAGAGTCGAAATTGTTCCGTTGTTGATTCGCTCGATAAGTAACTGGAATTGTCCGGCACCATAATTTCGATAGAGTCTTACTCGGTAACAATCGATACCAGCATCGGTATCGGCAGACGCGCGTAATATGACGCCGCCCATATCTCCGTCAGGAGTTGAACCCCATGTCAGCGTGCACTTTGCATACTGGTCATCTGCGTATGTTGCGTTTAGTTCGCGATACTCAACGGGGTTTCCGTATCCAACGTGGTACGTGTTGCTAACAACAGACCCAGATCCGTTCCCAGGATGCAAGTTAGCCCAACGCCCGCTGGAGACAGTCGCTAATTCACCGTTTGAGTATGTGAACGATTCTGTAGCGCGTACTGTTCTTGTCATACTCCACCTGCTGGCAACTTGTACACGTAGGTTGATTCATTGATCGCATTAACGAGAACAAGCATGTCTCGACCTGAGCCTCCGACGTTTTCAAGTATGTTGAATCTGCCGAACGAGCCTTTAGCTTGTCTCGACGTAGGCGTGACAGTGTTCGATGCGTCGACGCTCACGGTCGACCATACCCATGTACCGCTCACTATGTTACTCGGTGGCGTTAACTTGTAGAGAGTGGTTCCGCTTTCCCATGTCAGGAACGCTCCACTTGCTGCGTGCCATACGAGGCCAAGACCAACTGATGTTGGCCCTGTACCGCTTACCGCAGCAGGAGATTGCCAGCCAGTCGTTGCGACATTATCGAGATCGAGAAACTTGATTGCGTCGGTTGCGACTAGATGCCCACCAACATGCACAAAGCATCGCTTTGTCGGAGAAATTGCAGTAGCACCGTAGTAGCCTTGATTTAAATACCAGTTGTAACCGGTGTGCGTATTTGTTGCGGGATTGTACCGACTTACTGAGGTGTTCGATTGTGCTCCGACGATCCACAGATATCCGGTTGAAGTGTCGTACTCACAACCACCTGCCTCAAATCCCGAATCGATCGCGTTGTCTGCTCCTTGCGTCCATACGAGCGAGGAACTAAGTCTATACAGCCCAGCGCTTGAATCTCCGTTTGCAGAATAACCAACCATCGAGCTGATGATTACTTCATCCGTGTTATCGCAGTATGCAATGAAATTTCGACCATGCGTCGCGCGCGGAGATCCGTCATCCATTGCGCTGCCAGTACCGAATGTATAACGCGTGTCTTTCACACGAACCCATGCAGGAGTGGCGACATTCAGCAGTAACTCATAAACCTCGTTACCGCTCCAATCGCCGTGACCACCTTGCGCGGGAATCTTCATACTCTGACGAGACTTATCGATTACTGCGCCACCCCATGCACTCATTACGCCTGCTTGCCCTGAACCAGTGTAGCCTGGTAGCGGCGTATACGATTGAGAAGCAACGTTTCCAGAAGTTGCGATAGTCGCCCACGTCTTATCGGTCATCGATGTGAAATATGCCGGGGCATAAACACCAGTACTTCCTGTCTCACTTGTTCCAGCAGGCGGATAACTAGCTGGAGTAGTGGTTCCAGAGTTCGGTATTGAGTAACCGCCAGGAAAATTAATAGGCGAATCACTACCGATCACTTCGCTGTAGCAAATAAACGTGTCTGAACCAGGCCAGTTGGTTACTGAGTTCGGGTAATTAGTTAATTGCATTCCGGTGTAAAGCTGCGCCCCAGCGCTATCGAGATAGCCGACAGGCGCAATTCCCGCATTCATTCCGCCCATGATTAAAGTCGGTGCGCTACCGTATGGAGCCCCCCAAATCTTGACGATGTCGTTAATTTGATCGACATAGACCTCAATAACATACCAGCCATTTGAAGACAGTCGCGGTGCGCTTTGATAGTTGGTATCAGTTCCGGCCGTATCACTGAGTCCGTGGTAATCGTTGCCGTAACGCTGGCGCAACGTTGCATCGTTCGTAACTGTCGGCGAGCCCGCATCGTAGAAACTCAAGTACTGATAATTCGACAGCGATGGCCACGACAAACTAAAAGCTTCGGCGCCAGCATCCGTGTATCGATACGACTGAAGGAAACCCCCCGCTCGCGGATCGCGGCGAATGACAATTTCGCTTGGTTCGAACGAGCGGTCTGGAGACTGAATGATCGCGAGCTTACCGCCCCACACAGCGGCGCTGCCGTAGTAGAAGTTTCGGTAGACGCTGTCCGCATAAATCGCGAACTGCACGTAAAACTGGTGCTTCGGCGTATTTTTTGTTGTGAGCCCGATACCATCCCAGGTAATCGAATAACCGGAATACGCGCCGCTATTCGCAGCAGCCATGTTCATGCGTAGCGCGCCATTCCCGCTTAATTTGTTAACAGTATCCCAAGCAATGTACGCGGCCGTTCCATTGGTCTGAAACGCGCTTGCGATGAGATCAGTGGCGTTCGTTATTTGCTGAGTTTTAGCTGCGTTCTTATAGGTGAAGTTATTCGAAAAGAACACTCCACTAGCTGCGATTCTCGCTGCCCAATCAGAATCGATACTTGATCCGCCACCCGTGGCTGCGCCACATCGCGCCAATGGTGATAGCATTGGTATCAGCATTAAAAGTGCCTGATCTGCCTCAGACAACGCTGGTCGAAGTGATGTCTACTTGCAAGTCTGCTGTGCCACGCAGAGACCCTGGACGAAATCTTGCGAACACCGCGGAGCCTCTTGCTTCAGTATTCATGCGCTTCGTGAATGCTTGCACGTTCTTATTTCGAGCCGCTACTTTTCGCATATTCAAAGCAGCCTCAATGTGTTTCCAAGTTGCCATTTAGAAGTCCTCTCGAAAAAGACTGGGAGCGGTAAAGCTCCCAGCCAAGTTGCCAAGCCAAATTAATCGCTGTTGATAGAGCCAGCGGCCAACGCATTTGACGTGTCGACCACACCATCAACCGGAGGCGAAGCCGTCAAGTCTCGGGTGTTAGAGCGAACGATTTGGACACCCCAGGTAGACGAGCTGGATACAAGAATCCAGTCGCCAGCTTGTAAGATATCCGAAGCGTCATTGAAGTAGCCCGAACCGTCGACAGTCGTCAACGCATCCGTGGTGGCATAGGTGAAAATGGTTGGCGCATTCGAGTTCTGCGGGCCAACTCGATGCAGTTTTGTACGATCGTAAGACATTGAGAAATACCTCTGAAAAGAAAAATTGTTGAAGCTGAGACGGCCGAAGCCGTCTCAGCCTGAAGCGGATTAGGCTTCGTACGATTGGACTTCCACAACGCCGTTCGGATCGATAACCGTCGAGCCTGCCTTCAACACACCTTGCGAGAGGTACGCATACCGCTCAGGAATGAAGTCGACACGAGTCGAGATGTCGATACCTCGGGCCAAGCCGACAGCAGCCTTGTCGTATGCGAAGCACAGACGGATGCTGGTCGAACCGGTAGGCAAACCGCCTTCAGCGCGGTCTTCAAGCACAATCCAGTTAAAGCCAAAGCAGGTCTTGCCTTGCAGCGTGCCGCCATTTTCCGCGAGGGCCTTCATGCTCTGGTAGTCAGACGAAGTCACTTCGATTTCTGCCAGCGCGCCTTCCATACCGATTGCGTTCACGACGATCGTGTGCTGAGTTGCATCTGCTTGCTTCGCCGTCAAATAGCGCTTTGCACGACGGAGCTTGGTCGCATTGATAGGGCTGTTCGTGCCGCCGAGATCTTCGTCCACCGTGCCCGCGATGCTGGTAGCAGCGTCGAGTGCGTCGATGATGAGCTGGTCTTCAGCGCGGCCAAGAGCCTTTGCATTCGACTCGGCAAGCGCTGCGCGCTCGTCGACAGTCGTTTCCGCTTGATCGAACAAGTCGGTGTAGTCACCAATGCGCCAGTTGGACAACGTCGCCGGCAATTTGGTGTGAGTGTAATCGGCTGGCGTAATCAGCTCGGCAGAGCTGTGCTGCGAAGCAACTTGCGAACCGAAACGACGGAAGCTGTACGATTGACCCGTAACGCCGCTCTTGACCATAACGGTTGGAGCGAGGCGGCTGGAGCCTTGGTAGGCCATTTTCACAGCAGTATCGTAGGAGTAGATCGCCGCATTTGTGCTGGCGGAAGGAGTACCGCCGAGATTGATAGACATGGTTGGACCTCAAAAGAGAATTGAATGGATTTATAGTTTTCGGGATTTCCACCCTATTCGCGATCGATTGGGGTCCCGCTCTTGGTAGACCGGCCCTTTCTCTCACTCATGCACGTATCGGATGCACCTACGCCAGTATCACATCGGCTCTTTCGAGGTCCCGACAGATTGACTGGAATCTTTCGATTTCTCGGTGGCACTCTTCCGAATGCCACCTGAAAATCAAAGGCTACTGATTCGCCGCTGACTGGTGGTAAGCCAGGTTCGCTGCTTCGACTTTCTTGCGGTACTCTTGGTCGACCATGTAAAGCAGTCGGCCATTCGCATCGCGCTTCTCCATCATCGCCTTCACGCCGTCGAGGCCAGTAGGCTGCGCAGCCATCACATCGGCGCCGGGCTTCGGCAAAGTTACTTGGCGCGTCTTGTTGATCGCCGCCTCAATCACTTTGAAAGCTGCCGCCGCGGTGCGCCCCGAGGTTGCTTCGCGAAGTGCTGCGTACTCCTCGGCCGCCAAGTTGGCTTTCGCCCAACCTGCGATCGCATTGATGCGGTCGTCTGCGTTCGGGCCGAGTTCTTGCTTCACTACGTTCAAGTCTACGACCTGCGCTGCTTCGTACTGTGAAAGCATGCCGATCAATTCTTGGTAGCCTTCCTGGCTAAGTTGACTCTTGTTCGCCCAGGCTTGGAACTCATTAAGCAATGGATGATCGTTTACGAGTTCTAGGCCGATGCCATCAGGCATCTTGAATTCATACTTGCCGTCTTTCGGGGCGCCAACGAATGCGCCAAAGCGCTTCGCTAATTCTGGATACGCTTGCGCTTGCGCTTCCACTGTCTTGTACTTGTCAGCTAAGTACCAGGAAGGCATCTCGCCCTTACCGGGTGTGCCGTCCGCATAAAACCACGTTGCTTCAGCCGGAGGCGTTGCCGGTGCTGTTGCCGGTGTTTGCTCTGCCGCTGCTGCAGCTGGTGCTGCGTCGTTTGCCGGCATGAGTGATTCTGTCGTTGCAGCTGCAGGGGCGGCTGCCGTTACGGTGGCTGCTGGCGCTGCGGCTGCAGGTGTGGCTTCTGCCGCTGCAGGTGTCGTTGCTTCAGTTGTCATTTCAATTTTCCTTCGTTCTGTGCGAACTCTATCTGTTCATGGATGCCCTCGACAAAGTCTCGAAGGGCGTTGTGTGCCGCATAAACTTGCAAAGACGAGTCTGCGGCGATGCGACGGCGCCGCAGTGTCTTATCCCAAATGGAAAGTAACTCTCGGCATCGCGCATCTTCCTTGAACACGAGATAAAGTCTCGCGACATCAAGCGCCTTCTGGCGCTGCATTTCCCTGCTGGCTGACGGCAATGAATCTCGCGCGTCGCCATCCATCCAACTAACTTCTCCGGACATCGACTACGCTCCTGGCGGTGGCGCCTCTGCAGTTTGCTGCGGGTTCTGGGCTTGCATTTGTGACTGCATCACAAGCGCGGCGCGCTGTTGCATTTCCTGCTTGTACTGATCGCGCTCGCCTTCGTCACGAATCAGTTCCTCCGGTACGCCCTTCATTCGGGCGATCCAACGAGGAATCTCTTCGAGCTTCAAGTTAAGCTCCAAGTTCTGCGGACCGGATCCTTGCGACAGCATGACTGTCTCTTGGAGGGCCATCACATCTTCTGCCTTCTGTGACTTACTGAATGGCGATGTGTACGAAACAACCACTTGTCGGCCATCAACTTTGAAGGGAGCCATCAAGCCTTTCTTTTGCAGGATGAATACGCCGCGCGCGATGATCTTGAACAATAGCTCGGACTGGATACGCCCGAACTCGCCGTTCATCGCCCACGAACGATTACGATCGGAGATGCTAATCTCGGTGGCACTCTTGACTGCGCCTTCACTTGGCTCCGGGCCGATCATCGTGCGGCGCACGCGCTGGCGCAGGCCGTCCATTATCGCTTCGGTGATCTGGAAGTTACCGCCCACATCTAAGGTGCGCAACGACGGTGAACCATTGTCATTGGACGCTACAGGGATAATCGTGTTTGGCGTCAGTGTTGCCGTATAGGGGTTCAGAACCCCATCGCTCACACCGGTCATCGGTGGCGCGACGTTCAGCGCGGCATGGCGCAAAACAAATTCTTGCATGCGATCGAGGGTCTTCGCATCGGGCAAAGCCAGCAATACGCGGCCTCGTCCAAACGTTTCGCCGGTTAGCTTGGTTGCCCGAGCCACAATGCCAGGGCAGCTTTGGCCGTAGTCATAGCGCCATACGATCTTTTTTTCGGCTGCTTCAACTACTACACCATAGTAATGCTTGTTCGTTGGATTGTAAAGCTCCATCTGAACAAAATCGAATTCTTTATCTGGATCAGCCTTATAGGCGTCCTGCACAGAGGCCGATAAGTCTTCGAGCAGCATGCCTTCGTACAAACGAAGCACATTGCGCGCTTTGACTTTGCGGCACATGAACTTCGACTCAACCGAACCGTCGGGGCCTTCTTCGATCTCGATCGCCGATAGCGGCACCGATGAAAACTGGAAGGGGTGATCACGATCGCCTTCGTCGAAGTTGATGGCACATGTGCCGATCATCAAGTCAAGCGCGGCTTCGCCGATCACAGTGTTAAAGTTGCTGCCGTTCAAAAAGCCAAAGAATGTTTCCGTTGCTTTCTGCAGGCCGTCTAAAATCTCGGGGGTGATTGCGTCCTTCGGGATCGCAGGACCAGGAGATAGCTCAGCCCAGCGTGTCCAAGAAGGAAACAATAAAGCTACCGTCGTGTTCGCCGCCGTGTATGCTGCTTCTTGTAACGTCGAATCGTACAAGAATTGTTTTTGCTGGCCTTCCGTTTGCCACGAAAAATCTTCGCGCGTTGGCATTGCATACCTGAACGCTTCTTGGTACGTCGAGCGCCAAAGCTCCTTTTTTTGCCGCGCTTTTTCGCGGCGTTTAAGTAGCTGTTCTGCGTCTTCAAGCCCTGGAGGGAGCTGGTCAATAAACATTAGCGCTTAGCCTTCATTCTGGTAGCGCTCCAAATTTACCAATAGAGCTTGAGTTGAACATGCTGTAAGGTGTGCTGCCGGCCATATTCACCCCTGCACTGCCTGGGGCCGGCGTGGCGCCACCGGGAATACCCGCGCCGCGATTGGCAACGCTTGCCGTGGTACGCGCTATCGCTGAGCCACGAAACGCACGCGCACCTTGCATGGCGGATAGCAAGCGCTTGCGACGTTCGTTCTCCTGGGCATCCAAGAGCGTCAACGTTTCCCGCTGCTTCGACTCCATTGCCTGTTGTGCCGGAGTAGGCTCAGGCATTTTGGGGTGCAGCATGTCATCCAGCTGCTGGTTCTTTTCCTTGGCACTATCAAGTCGGGTAGCCGGGTTTAGATCCCGGCCGATTTGTTTAAAACTCATTGTTGTTATCGTAAAACCAGCATGTGGTTATGCGCCCGGATGTACTTGTAAAGTTGCCACGGCGTACGAACACGCCACGATTGTATCCCCAAATGAATCTTCACCATCTCAACGCAAGTGATCGGACCGAAGAAGAAATACTCGCGAATTTGCTTGCGCTTAACGACGGTCTGTACAGACTGAACAGTTAGCTCAATGCCGCGGTCCCAGGGAGCTGTTGGATCGTGGTCGATCTTAGTGTCACAGTGCTCAAGCCCTGGATCGACTACCAGCCAAAAGCGGTCGTACAATGTTGGCCCGAATTGAATTGGGCGCCACATCTGCACATGTCGAAACTTCGGTTTAAGTAACTTGTTCCACCACTCATCGTTATCTTCCGACATGTAGATCACGTACCAGTGCACGTGCTCTCTACCGTTCATGTCCAGTAGACTTAGCGGCCCCACGCGGTTCTCCTAAAACTGGTCGTATGGGGTCCAAAGTTTTACTGGTTTGACAGCTTGCCCCTTCGCTGCCCAGTCTGCGTGTGTTGATGTCCCTACTGCGGCTTTACCTTCGCCGCCGCCGAGCATCAAGTACTCCAGCGCGTCTGCTACGTCGGCATAAGGATGATTCTTTTCCGGTTCTTCGGCGAACCGTTCTTTACCGCTGATTTTCAGCTTGCGATAGTGGTACTCGTTGATACACGCCGCTCGCAAGATCTTGCAGTCCGGGTGGATCAGCATCGCCGGCTCGCCGTTGATAAGCGACCGGAAGCGTCCATCGACAGCCTCGATACGCGTTGCCGGATCGTTGGTCCGCGCGTTGACTACCAGTACGCCTTTGAACACACTTCGGATAACCGAAGGCATGTCGAGATCGTCTGCGCCTTTCGCACGACCTGCTGGATCGCAAGTGATCTTCTCGATCACGAATCCAGGACGTTCTGTCTCCAAGAATGCTTTTAGTGCTGTGGCATGTGCTTTAAGCCCCATGCCTTCGCCGACAAACTCCCAACGGATGCGCCATTGGCCGACGTCGGTCTTCTGCGAAATGACGGCCGCAGGATTGCGTCCGGTATTATCGTAGCCTATCAGCAGCGGCGCATTCTTGTCAAGCTCGAATTCTTTGCAGTGCGTGTTGTCGTTGTACGATACGAACACGGGCTTGCCCGCGCGCGACGCACCGTACTTGCAGTGCACGTACATGTCCGCATCGTCCTTGGAGTAGTCGCGCAAGGCGTTGATGTAGTACTTTCGCCCTTGCTCGCGCCGGGCAGGATCGCTGTAAGGAAGCTTCAACGTCTCTGGCGTTTGCTCCAAGTTCTCCAAGTTCTCAGCGTCATCGTCCATGCCGCCGGGCTGCTTGAAGAACGCATACCCCTTACGCGGGTTCGTCACGAACATGTCGTGAAGTCCCGAGGTAAAGGGCCAGGGGTTCGTGTCCCCGATCCAGCCGTGCCACGTACAGCCGCCTAAGTCCGCACCGGGATACCGCCCCGCGCGTCGACCCGCATGAGCCAGGATCGTTAGGTCGATTTCTCGAAGCTCGTTGAACCAGAACCCCGTGACCTCAAGCGATAACAAATTCGCCACGTCGTCTTCGTCGTCAAGCGCGCGGAAGATAAACTCCGCGTCAACCAACTTGTTCATCCCTTTCGGTTTGAACCGCCACCGATGCGTCTTGGTGGTCTTCTCGTAACTCATCCCGGATCCGTTCTGGGGGAACATCTTGAACCACGACTTCATCGTGGTATCGTTCAACTGCGGACCGGTGTTACGCACGATCGCAAAACGAGTGCGCGCGACGCCGCCAGGGCCGACGTGCTGCTCATAGGCGTGCCGTGCAAGTCGCAGGCAAGAAGCCGTGGTCTTTGCAGAACCGACAGGCCCCATGATCGCAGCAATTTCGCTGTTGTCTAGACAGAAGGCGCCGGCAACCGGCCCCATAGGGCTAATTGCCATCTTCAGGCCCCGGCAAGTCGATCGTTACGCCGCGCGGTGTCACGTCGATTACGCCGCCGTCACGTTGAACAACCTGGATGATTAGCGCCGGGCCTTCAGTGACACGTCCGCGTCCGTCGTCGTCATTGCCCAGCATCTTCTGGGTCTTCATCAACTGCTCGTTAGCCTTGAGCGCAGTATCCAGTTTGTGCTCGAAGAACCCCGTTGGGCGTCCTTGAAACAAAATAGGTACGGGCTCTAAAGCCTTTTCCGCGATCTCGTCTGCGCGCATGAGCAACTTGTCCGGGTCAATCACGCGATCGCGCGCAATTGCCCTCATCACTTTCAGCACGAAAGAATAGTTCTCGTCGCTGTCAGCCCACCGGTTCGCTGTCGCCCGGTGTAAAGGCTCGCCGGCTTTTGCCTGGACTCTACAAGCATCGGAGACATTGAACCGACAAGCTTTAAGCTGGACCAGAAATTTCTGCTGTCGCGCCGACAATGCGTTCCATGCCTTCTGCACGACCTCGTTGCGTTCTTTGCTGTCGGTCGGAATGGGGGTCCCTGAGACGCCGCGCGGCACAAACGCAAGTTCGTCTTCCGGTGCAGGCATCTCGATAGGCCACTGCTCTTGTGGCTCTAGCCAACTTGTGTCATCCTCAGCGGGCTCATCGAGCCAGTCAGTACTCATCCTGGCAGCAAGATCGATGTACGGCTGCGATGATCGCCACGACGAGTGCGTAACGCCGCGACCTCGCGATCGATGATCGCTGGATCCGGTCCGCGCCGTTGGCGAATCATGTTGAAAATATGGGTGACTCGATCCTGGTACAGCTCGCGCATGAAATCCTCGCGAGCAGGCTTGCCGTCGGTGTACCGCGCGTTTTTCAGTCTACCCGCCAGTTCCTCTAGGCCATCGACAAAGTCGGCCCATTCGTGCTTACAGGCGCCCACAACGATCGTTCGGGTGAGCGTCGCCATGTCAAGCGTGCCGAAATTGGTGTTTTCCTTGCGATGGAACGGCGATGTGGCCTGGACCTCGTACATCTCGACGTCGTCGGATGTGGTGATGTATTTCAGTTCGCCCTTGGCCGTTTGGGTCATCAAGCGCTTGAGCGTTGCAGGGTTTGCAAGCTTGCGGCGAAAGAAGACGTACTGGCCATCGCAGTCCCAAGCTTTAACCTTACGACCTGCGCGTTTCTGCATTCCATTGCCACGTTTGGCTTCGCCGCGGATCTTCGATGCAGATTCAATCCGCACCGGGGTCGCAGAATCGTCAAGCCAACTTGTATCGGTCGCGTCAGTCACAGGTTTCTCCAGAATCGAAAAAGAAAATGGCGCGAAGCGTACAACACCGCGCCGTCAAGGCTTCTCGCATCCGCGGCCCTGTCTGCGAGCATCGCTGGAACCTGCGGAGAAGGACAGGCTCGCAGGGGCTGTTGTGCAGACAGGGCTCTGGATTTTTGTTATCTCGGCTAACCCAGACGTTGAGTGGGGCGCCATAGGGGAGAAATTTTAGTCTCCCTCACGCTAAGTATACCGAGATTTTGCTTTTTAGGGCAATGGAGGGTAGGTAAGTCCTTGATAGGTATAAAAATTTTTCTATTAAGCGTGAAAGTTAAAAGTTAACAATAATGACTTTGAAGCTCGATTTGGCAAAAATTCTGTGTGGTTGAGAGCGCCTATTTCCCCAAAGTCATTTCGGGAGGCCGGTCTCTCGCGAGCGCAAAAAGTCGCCTATTACGTGGAAAATCAAGGGCTTAGCTGTGCATAGCTACAGAGCTAGGGGATGTTGTATCAATCCATATGGACATATGATGCGATACAAAGTGCATGTTATGTCATGCAAGTAGCCCCGATGCACCTACTCGTGGGCGTTACGGGCGTAACGTGCTTCGTATAAACGCGCTAGAGCGACGATCACGCACCGGGAGGTACCTTGTCCTAGCCTCAATCCGCACCGTGTTTCACGAAGTGTTAAATATAATGCAAATTGTTAAATAGAAGTACCATCGCCGGACCTAACTGCGTCATGCGTCAAAGGTATTCTTATACCTTTGACGCAGTTGACGCAAGGTTATGTCGTGTCCCAGGGGTGCGTCATGCGTCATTTGACGCACTTTGACGCACTTTGACGCACCCTAATTCGTCCCTTTTTGGTCTCAATAATCACTCTTTCACGGTCAGTAACTAACACCTTTAGTGTGCCTGACTAGGGTGAATCGATGACTCTTTTACATGCCCATGGCGACTCTTTTATGTACTCTCGCGATCCATCAATGAAGCTAATAGCACTCTCACGCTCTACATATAGAGCAACCACGCCGCGCCCGTTACTAGGTTATTGTGCTCCGCACTTACTAGGTTATTGTGTTGTTAGCCGAAAACCGTGCTAATCCTTAACAATTCTTTGCACACAAACGATAGACACGGGCGCATACTCGCGCGCACGTACTACCTACACAGTACACCTAGCAGCCACTAATGAGGGCCAAGGCCATGCGAGTCTACCTACATGCACACATTGAACGCCCGGATGGACGGCGCGAGTGTTTCCACACTAAAGAGATTCGGCAGTGGTATTACTTGCCATCCGGCAAGCTGCGAATCAAAACCGATTGGATCGGCTGGCGCACGGTGCGCGATGCCGTGAAGTACCCGGACCGACAGATATTCGTGCGTGATGCGTGCACCCGCACACGCATCACAATTACAGAGTAAGTAGCAATGACAAAGAAAGAACGGCAAGCCATCGCGGATGCGATCTATATCACACGCCGGGGCATTAGCCAGCGTACAGAGAATGCGTTAGTACGCGTTGCCGCCGACGTGGCGCTTGACTTGGCAACGCAAGAGCTAATAGCTTCCTTGAATATTCACGGCGACACACGGCGCGCATTTATCGCCGCGTGCGCTACAGGTATAGAGAGGTAAACAACATGGTCACGATTAAACAATTGGACGGCTCAGTAATCCTTACACTAGAGCAGGATAGCTTGTACGGTGCGGACTTATCCAGTGCGGACTTATCCAGTGCGGACTTGTACGGTGCGGACTTGTCCAGTGCGGACTTATCCAGTGCGGACTTATCCAGTGCGAACTTGTCCCGTGCGGACTTATCCAGTGCGAACTTGTCCCGTGCGAACTTGTCCAGTGCGAACTTGTCCGGTGTGGACTTGTCCGGTGCGAACTTGTACGGTGCGAACTTGTACGGTGCGAACTTGGCCGGGGGGAACTTGTCCGGTGCGAACTTGTCCGGTGCGAACTTGTCCGGTGTGGACTTGTACGGTGCGAACTTGTCCAGTGCGAACTTGTCCAGTGCGAACTTGTCCGGTGCGAAAAACGTCCCTGCGCTCGCTGCAGCTCAGACACTTATTGCGGGTGAGGGTGTCTTGATTGGTTGGAAAAAGTTACAAGGCGGAACTATCTGCAAACTACGTATTCCGGCGAAAGCTGCGCGCAGTAATGCAACCGGGCGCAAATGCCGCGCAGCGTATGCCGTCGTGCTTGAGGGCGAGGGGGTATCGCAGCACGACGGCAAGACGGTTTATACGGTAGGCAAACGCGTTGTAGCGGATAAATTCTGCCCGGACCGTTGGCAAGAATGCGCGGGCGGTATCCATTTCTTTTTAACCCGTGAAGAGGCGGAGGCATACTAATATGTGCACATTCATGCAACGCCGATTGATTCAGCTTGCCACCGAACGCGGCGTGCAAGCATGGCCCGACACGTACACCGATGCGGGTGTTGTGATCGGCGCGCAAACCGGCCCGGACTCGTACGAGTTCGAGACGGTGTTTGACGCGGAGGCATTACGCAGCTTTGCTTGTGCCCTGCAAAAGACAAGCGTATAAATTTAGTTCGAGCAGCCATCAATGAGGGTTAGAACATGCGCGAAAAGACAATCAAGCTTTACAACTACGCCGAGCTATCAAGCGAGGCGCAAGCGCGCGCCCGCGATTGGTATCGCGAAGGCATCGCACACGATGACAATTACGTCGAAGGTGTTTACGAGATAGCCGCCGATGCTGCTAAGTTATTCGGCTTCGACATATACCAACGGCGCGTTAAGCTTATGAATGGGGACCATCGCTACGCACCGGCCATCTTTTATAGTGGTTTTTGGTCACAAGGTGACGGTGCATGCTGTGAGGGCTCATGGCGCGCAATTGACGTGCAGGTAGGCGCAACGGCTAAAGAGTTCCCTCAAGACGAAGAACTAAAGCGCATTGCGTCGTTTTTTGAATTCATCGCGCCGCTATATCCTACCGCGCGCTTCTCCGTAAAGCATCGCGGACGCTACTATCATTCAAGTTGCACGGAATTCGACATTGAGCTATTTGACGGCGACGAACAGGCACACGAGGCGATAACGATAGATCGTATTAAGAGCGAAGCACGGGCATTCATGGATTGGATATACGCCCGCCTTGGGGCCGATTGGGATTTTCAGAATAGCGATGAAGTAGTCGCGGAGAATATCATCGCTAACGGGTACGAATTCACGGCAGACGGCAAAATAGCGTAGCGTTCACAATTCACGCATGTACACGTAACGTGTACAATCCCCAAAACTGAACATAGGAGCAAAGAGCCATGAGCAAACAGAAAGAAGACCACGGTCACAGTAACGCACTCGCCGGATACAACAGCATTCGCGCGATGGTCGCGGCGTTGGAGGTTGACTACGACCGGCTTGAGGAATTGCGCGAGAAGCGCGACGAACTACGCGAAGACATTAAGAGCGCGGAAGAGGCTCTTGCAGACGCGGAAAGTTCGGGCCTAGAAGGTGAGGTGGCCTTAGCCCGGCAATCGCTTGAAGAATGCAAGACCGCCGCTGCAATGAACTACAAAGACGATAGCGAAGAGTTAGAGCAACTCGAAAGTGCAGCAGGCGAGTGCAAAGACCAAGACGAAGCGCGCCAACGCATCGAAGAGGACGCACTAAGTGTGGAAGTTCGCAGCGATTGGTATACACCCGGGCAACTTAACGATGCTAGCACACCTAGCGAATTCAAAATTTTGCTAACCACGGGCGGGCCCGCGCTGCAAATGCGCGGCGAGTTGAACCAATATGGCGAACCTTCGCGCGCGTGGCTTGAGTATCAAGATTGGGGCACGCCGTGGACGCAGCTTGTGAACGACAGCGAAGGCAACGTAGTCGATCAAGACGTGCTACTAGCTTACGCACGTTGCTTTTACTTTGGGGAGGGGTGAGCCATGCCGAGCGCACAACTTGACCCTATGGCCGTAGCGGTAGCGCTTCGTAACGCCAAGGCTGACTAATTGCCTGACGGTGATTGGTTCGGGGGTGACGTGCAGTTTGACCGCGCTTGTCGCGCGGTGGCCGCCTTACTACCGGTCAGCGATCAACAGACTTTCCTAGCCACATGTGGGATTCAGCCATGAACAAATACACAGTTACCTACTCACTACCCTATCGCCACGTTGTACAGGTAGGAATCAGCGCGAGCAGCAAGCAAGCGGCGGAAAACAAAGTGCGCAAGATGCTTGACACGGGCACACTTTGGGACAATACCCCCGACGTGCCGTTACTCTTCGACGACTTCGAAGAACAAGACGCTAGCGAGCCACTACAGTTCGAAGCCGTGCGCGTGCGCGCGTTCCCTAAGAAAGACGCGAGCGTAAAGCAACACGAGCAAGACAACGCACTACGCGCATTCGTGGAACAACTCGCGCGCATGGAGACCGCGAGCGAATACGATGAGCGCACGGACGGCGACGGGATGAGCGGAGACGATGCGGTAGACACTGTTTCATCGCTCATCGATGAGGCGCGAGCGTTGCTACATCCGGTGAACCCCAATGCGTAATCCCTTCGATTCTCCCACATGGCCCCTCACTGGCGCTTTGATCGTGGCGGCGTGCATCGCCCTCACGGCCTACAGCATCATCTTTGGCTTCTAGCATCCCCGACTAGCCTTGAAAGGTAAACCTATGGATCCGCTCGCGCTTGGCATTCTTGCCGCTGTAGCCCTGGTAACGCTGTATGCTTTCTATAAACCGAGAGAATAGCATCCCCGACGCTTGACAGACTAATGGTGACAAAGTACGCTATAGCCAGGGCTTAATACCCCTGGCTATTTTTATTTAAAGAGGCGAGAGCATGTACCACATTAGCAAAACCAAAGCACCACACCCGGGCGCCCGCTACGCCCACATCAGTAAGACATGGCGCGTTTTAAAAGACGGGCGTATGGTGTTTAACCCCGGCGAGACCTACAACGCCGGCATTAATGCTGAGAAGCGCGAAGCAGGCGCGTCGAAAGTAAAGCGTTACTCGCCGTGGGCCTGCCGTCGAGTGCTTCGTAATTCAGCCTCAAGATTGGTGCTACTAGAAGCGCGTGCACGACGTCGTCGAGCTGTGTGATGCGCGTCCTATTTTATATACTGGTAGGCGGGCTTGCATCAACGGCACTCTTTGAGCTTGCAAGCCTGCTTCATTTCCTGTATATCATCGTCTCAATAGGGCTGTCGAAGTGAGTACGTTTAAACTTCCGCCAGGGGTAGATATCCGTGGCCCGTATGAGAAACAACTCAACGTTAACCGGTTGAAGAAACGAGTAGAGGGCTACAAACGTGAAAGATCTACTAGAAGAACTGGCGTTTTGGATGTTGCGAGTAATGCTGAAAATGCTACTCGCCGTGATGGTTATTATCTTTGGCTGGCTAGTACTCTGCGCGTTAGTGATTGACACAAAGCATACATGGATATGAATAATCCAGTGCTCGCAGTTGTTGCTAGCCGTCAACTACGGAAAGTAATTCATTCCGAGCCGGTGCTAATCGAGTTGTCGCGGCTGGCAACGAACGGCAAAAAGAATTGGACATTGGAGGAGTGGAAAGACTTGCTTTCTACTTTCGATTTGTGCGAGGATACCGTCGAAGAGTTCGTCAACAAATTGTGGCTAGCATGAAGGCAATCGCATACACACGTGTTTCTACCCGCGAGCAAGGCAAATCTGGCCTTGGCTTGGAAGCACAGGTTGCTGCAATCAAACGCTTCGCAGAACTCGAAGGCATTGAGATCGTGGCATGGATCGAAGAAGTTGAATCCGGCAAGGTAGTGTCGGACACCCTGAACAAGCGCCCTAAGTTGGCGGAAGCACTGCAGCTAGCCAAAGAACTTGATGGGCCTGTCGTTGTTGCTAAGCTGGATCGGCTTAGTCGCGATGTTCACTTCATCTCTGGCTTAATGGTCCAGAAAGTTCGCTTCATCGTGTGCGAACTGGGCAAAGATGTCGAGCCGTTTATGTTGCATCTATTTGCGACGCTCGCCGAGCGGGAGAGGGCGATAGTCAGCCAACGCACGAAGGCCGCACTCGGCGCGCTGAAGGCGCGCGGGGTAAAGCTGGGCAGCCGGCACCCAGATAAAGGGGCGCGAGCTCGCAGAGAAACGGCGCGCGCAAATGCTGAACAATTTAGGGCCTTGTATTCTGAATGCACACCGGGTACACTACGCGAAATCGCGGGCAGAATGACGATTCGAACAGGTCACAACTGGACCGCTACCGGGGTTAAACGTCTAAAAGAGTATCTTGAATTGTGAGTAATCTAACTGCGGAACAGAGAGTCATTAACTGAGGTATTTATGAAAACTGATTTGTGCGATGTGAGTTTTGTTCTTGACCGTTCCGGTTCTATGGAGTCGGTCCGCAATGACACGATTGGTGGCTTCAATGCGTTTATCGAAGCGCAGCAGAAGCTCCCAGGAGAATGCTTAGCGACGCTTGCCCAGTTCGACCACGACTACGAAGTAGTCTATTCCGGTAAGCCAATTAAAGACGTACCGAAGTTAACCGCCGAAACATTTGTGCCGCGCGGCTCTACAGCTTTGCTAGACGCAATAGGCCGTACGATCAACGAAACCGGGAAACGTCTTTCTGCCATGCCAGAAGCGGATCGTCCCGGAAAAGTCATCTTCGTCATTCTTACCGATGGCGGAGAGAATGCGAGCAAAGAATTTAATCGCGAGCAAGTGTTTAAGATGATTAGTTTGCAGCGCGATACCTACAAGTGGGAAATCGTTTTCTTGGGTGCCAATCAAGACGCGATTAAGGTTGGCGGAAGCATTGGCGTTGCCGCTGCGTCGTCAATGACCTATGCATCGAATGCTCAAGGCACACAAGCGGTCTTCAAATCCGCGAGCAATTATGTATCTCGTGCGCGTGGTGGTGCCGTCAATCTTGCATTCACCGAAGAAGATCGGAAAGCGCAGGCTGCTGCGGGTGCTGCTAAGCCATGAGCAATGACTCTCTGACCTCTGAGAAACGCCTCTATCGCGTCCACATGCGATCAGTTCCAGGAATGTATGCGCAGTACGACGGACACGTCGATGTGTGGTCGGACGGAGATGACTTGTTTCTCGATGCAGTAAGAGAATTGCGCCGCACGTCTTTTCCGGATCGTCACGCCGATATGTGGCGCATGACAGGATCGGAGCTGATGCAATGACCAACCACAACACCGCAGATCAGGAAGTCACGTGAATGAGCTGGCACTTTTTGCAGGGGGGGGCGGCGGAATCTTGGGAGCAAAACTCCTTGGATGGCGCACCGTCTGCGCTGTTGAGATTGATCCCGACGCGCGCGATTTGCTTATCGATCGACAGCGAGACGGAATGCTGCCTAGATTTCCTATTTGGGATGACGTGCAGACATTCGATGGACGAGGCTGGGAGGGTCAAATCGACGTGGTTACGGGAGGGTTCCCGTGTCAAGACATCTCGCCAGCGGGAAGCCAACGAGGAATCGAGGGAGAGCGAAGCGGGCTGTGGTCACACATGGCTCGGATTATTGGCGAAGTACGACCCCGCTTCGTCCTCGTTGAAAATTCTTTCAACCTCCGCGGCAAAGGGCTCGAAAAAATCCTCTACGATCTTGCCAGCATGCGGTTCGATGCGGAATGGGTCCATATATCAGCGTGCGAAGTCGGTGCCCCACACGTGCGACGACGGATGTTCGTATTGGCCTACGCCAACGGCAACGATGGCCAAGAGCGGCTTCGGTCATGGGAAGCATTCCAAGGGCCGTTATCGTTCGAGTGTTCTACAGAGATGCGCAGCGATTGGCTGGGCAGCGTCGCCGGAAATGCTCGAAGCGGCGCAGGGCTGGCCGATCGGGTGGACCGCACGCGAATCATTGGCAATGGACAAGTTCCGCGAGTGGTTGCGACTGCATGGCAAACCTTACTACGACAGGCAACAACATGAATGACAATCTGACTCCCGATAAACCCGCAGATCAAAGACTCTATCGGAAGAAGCCGGTAGTGATAGAGGCTGTGCAATTCTTCAAACTTGGAGATCATCCGAAAGTTATCGAGGCCGTGAAGCGTCCAGATGGCGTGATCTTTTTGCACAACCAGATATGCGAGGACGGCGGCGCGGGGTATGTGCATACGTTTGGGATTCTTACGCTAGAAGGCGCGTATGAGGTTTCGGTCGGCGATTGGATCATCACTGGCATTAAAGGCGAATGTTATCCGTGCAAGCCAGATATTTTCGAGGCTACCTATGAGCGCGTCTGACTCCCTGACTCCCGAATCGCTGCTTCCTTGTCCGTTTTGCGGCAAGATTCCCGATGTCGAAAATGGACTTGGGCACGAGACTCATGTTGTGTGCAGGACTCCAATGTGTGCGCTTGAGAGTGCTCCTTATTGCGACGAGCGTGCCTGGAACCGGCGAACCGCTTCTGAGACGCCAAGTGCTCATGCATCGGTTCTTTCCGCAAAGATGAATGCGTATTCAAACGCGATGGCAGAGTGTTTAAAGAGCGAACATCGGGATAGTGGAGCTTCGTCCGCGCGTACGTGCTTTGAAATTCGCGACGCCATAAATAAATTATTTATTGGCGTGATGAAAGAGCACGCTCAGCAACCTGTACCGACTGAAGGAACTAAAAAATGACTGTCGAAAATATTTTGCCGTGTCCGTTCTGTGGCGGCGAGGCAGTGTTTGAAATGATCCCCGCACACAAGCACACATTTTCTGGTATGCCATCAGTTGGCGACACTTGGACTATTGAATGTTCTGATTGCCCTGCTGGTTTCTGTGGCGAGACGAAGGACGAAATTACAGCACTGTGGAATGCCCGCCATTGTTACGGATGTGTTGAGGCGCGCGTGTTGCCTAATCAGCATCGATCATCTCCACCGCCGACAGCGCTTCCCGTTTCCGCTAGTGGAAAATTCATTCGTGCATGGCTTCGTCTGAAAAAGCTTCCTGGAGGGATGATGCAGGGATCTGCCGGGCTTTTTGGTCCGGTTGGAGCAAGCGATTCGTGCTGGCTCACAACGTCTGAAGATGAGGCGAAGAGATGGGATGAAAGCGAGTGCCTTGAGGTTCGGGTTGTAGAAAATAAGCCACATCACGAACCGCCAAAGACTCAAGTCTATACCGGAGGTGAAGTGAGCAGCGATGCTCATGTGGGACCTGGGGCCGGTGCCAATCAGAGCGTGATTGGAACAACACATGGCCCCGAATTTTCGGACGAGACAACAAATGGCTAAATCAAATGCCGGTGCTGCATTCTTCTATGCGCAAGGCCAGCGAGAGGCTGCGCGCGGATATCCAATCTGGTACATGCGCGAGAGTCGCCAGTGGTTGCCGCAGTGGGCACGCGCGGCTCATGCTCGCGGCTTCTGGTGCCAGTCGTCGCATGGATTCAGCACGAACTTAAAACCATCGTCGAACACCGGAAGTAGTCAGACATGAAACTAGGCGAAGTACTTCGGTCGTATCGGATGCATAAGGAAATCTCCTTGCGCGTGTTGGCAGATGAGATTGGAATCAGTCACCCGACATTGCAGCGCATCGAGACGCAATCGATACACGACATTGACTACAAAACGATGATGCGAATTCTTAATTGGTTGGCGAGTTGAGAGCGAGACCGATGGCAACTGATTGGACACCAAGAGACAACGCGATCAAATACTTTGAAGGTATGTTGACCGCATGGCGTGGGTACGATGAAGCCGTGCATTACGAGCAAGCATTGAATGCATTGAGAAGATCGCAGGATCACACGGCTATACAAAACAAGCTCAATGAAGCAATGCGACTACTTAAGGGCAAGTCCGAGAGCCGCTAACTAGGAACTAAAATGCCAAAGCAAAAAGCACGAATCAACCCGGCTAGCCTCACTGTGTTGGCCGACGACGAAATCAAATCAGCCAAGCGAGACGACTACGGCGACATTCTCGGTGCACCGCACGGTGGCAAATGGATCGCACCGCGTGAGCAGGTAGAGCTGTGGCGGGCGCAGCAACAGTCTAAATCCAAAGGTGCTTAAGTGATTTGCAGGAAAACAAACGAGGATTGCACTACTCCATCGATGTGCGCGCCCTTCGGTGGGTGTGGAGAATCGCAGCATGACATCATGATGCGCATGGCCACATGGGCCGGCCTATTTGTCTCGACTGGTATCGAGCTTGGAATACCTAAGCAAGCAATGCTAAATGCACTCACGCCAAAGAAGCTCGCAAAGATTTACGACGTGATGAATGAATCTGTCACTGCGGGAGATGGCAATGTGGGTTGACTTCAACATCAATCATAACGTGCGGGTGAAGCTGACGATAACCGGGATCGAAGCGCTGAAGAAATACCACGACGATCTTTGGAGAAATAGCGGTAAGAACTATCCGTATATTCCGCCAGACCAAGATGCGGACGGTTGGAGCAAATGGCAGCTTTGGGATTTGATGAACCAACTCGGGAGCGGGCTATTCCTGGGATGCACTCCGCCATTTCAAACCGCAATACAGATCGAGCTACCAGACACATCGTCAACGACTCACCCGGAGAAATAAAATGGGGTACAACACGCAATTCAAGGGCGAGCTGAAGTTTATTGTTGAGCCGACGGTTCCGATGATCGCTAAGCTCAATTCTATTTTCGGCGCCGATCCACGCGAGCATCCAGAATGGAACGCTGGCCGTGATTCTGGCTATATCGACTTAATGCTCAACAAAGATTTTACTGGCATCAAATGGGATAACGGTTGCGAGAAAACTTACTACCTTGAAAAGTCGGTAAATATTGTTTTAGAGCAGATGCGCAAAGAGTGGCCAGAGTTCGGGCTTTCTGGCTCCATGCTAGCCCAAGGTGAAGACATCGAAGATCGCTGGGAACTTTACATCGGCGAGGACGGACTAGCCCATAAACGCGATGTCCCGCTAATAGGCGCGCAGATCACTTGCCCGCATTGTCGGCACAAATTCATTCACCAATCACCTGTCAATGGATCAACTAGCAACGAGGTTAAACCATGAGCTGTGAAGGCATCTACTTGAGGGGCGACAAATGGTCTGGCTGGTCTGTTGTGGTCCTCGACAACGAAGGGGGTGAGCGAACCACTCTCGTCGGCCCATGCATGACAATTGAGGAAGTACTTCGCCACGCGATGACGGCATCAAACGAACCGGTATTAATTCGACTTGGTGGCGTGAGTCGCTGACAGCGCATTAAAGAGTAAAGAATGAAATTAAACCATGATGAACTTATGCTTGCTAGGAAGACAGAGTCCTGGGAAACGCTATGGCTACAAGCTGTTCCACTAGCAAGGCTGACAGTTCGTAGACTGAAAGAGCACGGCACGCTTGACCCTAGTTACCTAAACGAAGATCTTCTGCAAGATGCACTCCTTGCGGCAGGTGAAGCCATTCGCTCGTGGGACCCACGTAAGGGTCGATTCTCTACATGGGTTATGGCTTACACCAGAGGTACCTTGCTAAAGAAAGTGGCATCCGCGGCCACGGGTATGGTTGGAGGTAGGGATAACGGCTACTTCGTTACGAGTATGCATGGATGGCAGGATACGAGTAACGCGTTAGAACTCGATGAAAGTACCGAGTTCGGCGCAGAGGCAACGCTCGCATATGAAGAACCACCCGAAGGGTTTCGCGATCCTTGTGAGGAAGTCGTTCTAATGCAGGAAAAAGAGCAGCTAGCGCAGCTACTGCAGCGCTTGCCGCAGAAGTATTCTGAAATGCTTAGCTGCGTTTACGGCATCGACGGCCTGGCGGAAACGCAGGAAGAGTACTCAAAGCGCAAGGGTATCCCGCTCCGAACGGTAAAGTGGCAGCTCTCAAGGGGCCTACAGGCTCTTGCATTCGCTTTTAAAGAATAGTATATTCGATGCCGGCGCCAGTCAATCAGGCAATAATGTGGACGATTTAACACAACAATTAGTAGAAGAACTCGATGCCTTTCGCCCGAAATGGCGCGAAGAGTATGCATCCTTGTACAGCGCAGTGGTCGCAGCTGGCGCCGAGAAGCTATTCACTCGGTGGCTTTCAACGAGCAACGGCGAGAAATACTCGCAACAGTTCGGTAGCATTCCCGACCGCGTTGGAGCTTCGAAGCGTGAGGTTGAAGCCTATCGTAGCCCTTCGAGCTTACCCTGTGGGTATGACAGCCTTGGGCGGACATCCCTTGTAGGACGAGAAGAATCTTGGGAGCCTAGAAAAAGATGAATGGTGAAGTAGATCCCTATGCTCTTCCTCCACGTGGAGGCCCCGGCGTCACGTATCCCGAACCGGAGTACCCAGCGAGGATAGTGTCGCGAGATTGGGTGTCTGGTAGCGCAGAAATGAATGAGGAAAAAGACGATGTACAATGAGCACGAAATGAAAAATTTTCTATCGGTAGCCGACATAGTGTGCATATTGATAGGTGCAGCAATCATCGGATGGAACTTCGGGATTAGCAATGGCATCGCAGCGCTCCTGATAGCACAAGCTTGCCGTCCGATGTATGAGTGAGCGAGCTAAGCTGTGGGCGAAGACTACGGCAATCGTCGTGGTCACCGCGTGGGCAACAACTGGATTCTGGACTCCTTAATGCGAAAACTAACAGTGAGCTTTGGCGGTATCCACCAAGCACGCATTGAACGCGTCGAACAGTTGACCTGGGAGCAGTTCAGCACATGGCTGACAGACCCAGCGCCGATTGCTGCGGATAAAGCAGAACGCGGGTGGTATATCCCTGCTGAGTTCTCACCGGTATACCGCGATTCCGATAACTTCGTTGCCCGGCACGCGATCACCTTTGACTTCGATCGTGTACCAGAAGGCACTGAGTAGCGCGCGCTTCATGTTTGGAAAGAGTTGGCGTTCGCGATGTACCCAACATTCTCAAACGCAGCGGGCAACCTTCGCTTCCGGGTAGTGATGCCCTTGTCACGCCCAGCAACCTACGATGAATTCCAAGCTGTGGCTCGCAAAGTGGCTGCCGATATTGGCATCGAGTTAGTTGCTCGGGAATCGTTCATTCCGGCGCAGATGATGTACGCGCCAACGCGCCGCGAAGGATCGCCTGAGTTCATTAGCGTTGTGAACGATGGCGCTTGGCTTGATGTCGATGGTGTGCTAGCTGAGTATGAGAACTGGACCGACCACAAGCAATGGCCGCATCGAGTAGACGGTGATAGCGTTCATGCTATCAAGTCTGAGATGACGCCTCCTAACGAAAAGCCAGGCATCGTGGGTGACTTCTGCCGAGCGTTCAGCGTTGCAGCAGCAATTGAACGATTTGAATTACCGTACAAACCGACAGCAACCGAAGGGCGCTGGACTTACACTGCAGGCTCTCGGCCTGAAGGAGCAATCGAGTATGACTCTGGACTTAAGTTTCATTCGCACCATGACACTGACCCTGCCCGTGGGCAAAATAACGCTTTCGATCTCGTGCGACTCCACAAATTCGGAGCACTTGACGAGGGAAGAGACAGGGCCATTTCTGTTACGGACCGCCCGTCTTTTAAAGCTATGGTCGAATTCGCTCGTAGTCAGCCCGAGCTTCAGGAAGCAATCGGTAGCTCCGAGTTCGAAGACTTAGGGCCACTCACTGAGAACGAGACGCTAGAGAAGAACGGCGCGCGCGCATTCGCGCGAAGACTGTGCGACGTTCTGAATTCGCCGACTGTACCCGAGTGGTTGATCGAAGATGTGATCGAACGTGGCATCCTTGGCATTCTGGCAGGGCCGCGTGGCAGCTACAAGTCGTTCATCGCCTTGGATTGGGCGATGCGCATTGCCACGCGAGAAGGTGCTGAGCCCGTATACGTGGTGTCGGCCGAAGGTGGCGACTTCGATCGCCGCGCCGCGGCATGGCTGCGGCATTTCTTGCCTGAACGTGCGTACGACTCTATCCCCTTGTTCGTTGTCGAACGTCGACTTGATCTGTCGAATAAGGCAGGTGTCGAAACAATACGCCAGGATTGCTTGCAGCTTAATATCAAGCCGGCATTATTCGTTCTGGACACATTCAGTAAGCTCTCGGGCGGACTGGAAGAAAACGACAACAGTGAAGTTAAACAGTTCATCGGGTTACTCGACAACGGATTAAAGCGCGCTGATACTGGTTTTGGCGCGACCGTACTCTTGATTGCACATACGGGACATGGCGATGCCAGTCGCGCACGCGGCGCGTCAGCGCTCGCTGCGGATACCGACGCCGAGTACATTGTGTCACGCAATCTTGGCGACGAGTCGGTGAATGTAACGCGCGAGCGGTTTAAGTCCTCCCCTGAGCTTCCTCCCTTGTGCTACAAGCCAAACCCAGTTACGCTGCAGCACACCGACAAGACAGGACGCGCAGCCACGTCACTCGTCATGCTGCCCGCAGAACCACCGCAAACCGCCCGATCAAGTAAGAAGAAAGTGACCGCGCCTAACCAGAGGCTAGTCTTAGATGTTCTTCGCACGATGTCCGCAGGCGGCAGCGTGAATCAAGAAGACTTGATCGAAGGAGTGAAAACAAAACTTCCAAAACCAGAGGGAAGAGATATCCGAAGGCGAACGATCGAGCGCGCGCTAACTGCGCTGTGTGCGAGCGGTGTCGTATTTATGCAGGGTGAAGATCGTGTATCGTTAACCAACATTGCCGAAGTAGGTGAAGAAGAATGGCTACAGTGAAAGAACTAGAGGTAGAAGCGGCTGAGTTTCACGACTTCGTCGTGCGCAATATGGCCCGCTTGCGAAGCCATTCAAGACCGTACATTAGCCGGCTGTCCGAGGCGGACTCGAACTACTTAATCAAAACAGCATTGAGCTATGCGTGGGAGCGACGCAAGCGGCTTAAGAGTCAAACAGGGATGCTGCTATGGTGGGAAGAATGTCTGCGCTCGGCGGCAATGACGCGTAAGCAATGGCGTCAACGGCACATGGACTTCTTTACAATCGTCACCGGGCGCCAGCTTGGCACCGAGGAGTTTTGATATGCCTCTGTACGAGTACGAATGTAAGAAGTGCAGCCACTGGCAGACTGAGATGCGCAAGATCGCTGAGCGAAAGACAGCTCCTGAGTGTGCCGACTGCGGCGCGCAAATGAAGCTGAGGCTCAGTGCAGCAGCCGGCAAAGTAACGAACCCTGCAGCCCCAAAAGGTAAAGCACGATGAAAAGGTTTACGTATCGCGCGTTGCTAGTTTTACTTCTTATTCCTTGGACGATTGTCGGGCCGTTGCTTTGGCTGTGGTGCACGAAATGACCCAGTATGAATGCCCAAAGTGTGGAGGGAACTTAGTACGAAATTCAACTGCTGCTAGTGGAAAGCAACGCTGGATATGCCGAAGTGGTAACGGCCCACGCTCGTACTGCTACTCAACAACAGATCCAGAATCTACCCTTGCAAAGACACCCTCGGGCAAGACTAGCCGCACCATGAAGACTCCGATCTTCAAGCGCACATTAGGTGGTGTAACCCGCTTCCTTGTGACGGCCGCACAGAACGCAACGCCAGCACACAAAGGTTTTGTGAAAGCTTGTGAGCATTTCTGCAATGATAGAAACGCAGAGCTTATAGCCGTGCCGCTTCGGTATAAGAACCCAACGTCTCGCTGGGCTGCGTCCCAAGCGAACGAAGACGTTTGGGCAGACGAGCTAACGCCATACTTGTGCAATGAGCGCAAGAAGCTGAACAAGAACTTGATCCTGCTTGGCGACGTCAAAGTGCAACCAACAGCATCGAGTCCACTCACTGGATTCGAAGCACTCACCCACGGCGAGTCTGGAATCCTGGCACACACCAAGTTACAATTACGTACGGTAGCAACACCACAAAGTCGTATGCCCAAGATCTTAACGACGACGGGTGCGGCAACACTACGAAATTACACCGACTCGAAAGCAGGAAAACTTGGTGAATTCCACCACACGTTAGGCGCCTGCGTTGTTGAGATTAAGGGCAAGAAGTTCAACGTCCGTCAGGTTAACGCCGAGAAGAACTCAGGGGCTTTCATCGACCTCGATACACACTATAGTGAAGAATTTGGTGTGGCACCCGCACCGCCTGCTCTTGGTCTTGACATAGGGGATACTCACGTAGAGTTCACCGACCGAAAGGTTACACGGGCCACCGATGAAATGACTGAGTTCTTCAAGCCCCGGTACAAAATATGGAACGATCTACTCGATGGGTACGCTTTTAATCCCCACCATTTCGGCAATCCGTTTATTTCGATTGCGAAAGCACAAAGCAACAAGCACGATGCGCGAGCAGAAGTTATGCGCGCAATCGCGTACCTTGAAAAGCACACGCCGGATAACTGCACGTCTATCGTGGTGCCGTCTAACCACGACGATTTTCTGGCACGCTGGATCATCGGGCAGGACTGGAGAAGCACAGGCAGTAATGCTACATTCTACTTGGAGACTGCGCTCGCGATGACACAAGGCGTCACGATGACAGAGCACGGCGCGCAGTATCCCTCCCCGTTTACTTACTGGGGCCGTAAGAAGCTGGAAGGTGCAGCGAACATCAAGTTCTTAGATCGAGATGAAAGCTTTACTATCGCAGGGATCGAAGTGGGAATGCACGGAGATAAAGGCCCGAATGGCTCGCGTGGAAGCATCAAGAATCTTCGACGAATTGGCGTTAAATCGATCATCGGGCACACCCATTCCCCCGGCATTGAGGAAGGTTGCTATCAAGTAGGAACCTCGACGCCGTTACGTCTTGAGTATACTTCCGGGCCGTCGTCTTGGCTTAATACACACTGCGTCATCTATGCAAACGGCAAGCGATCCTTGATAAATATTATCGACGGGGAGTGGCGTCTATGAGCACCGAAGCAGATGTGCAATATGACGCTTGCAGTAAGGCAGTGGACGATGCTATAGTCAACGCCCGAATGACATATGACTACCGGATCGTGATGGCTGTGTTACTGCAACACGCTGCATCGATGGCACAAGCAGCGATATCCGCGAAGGTTGCAACAGAGGACCAGATGGGTGAATACTTCTATGGCGCACATCGTCTTGCTTGCACTCCGAGAGAGAGAAGCCTGCGAAGGCGATCACAACAGATGGCGAAGATACTGGGAGGAAGCATTGATGAGCGATTTTACCTGCAGGTACTGCCCTAGGCTTTTCGAATTTACGATGGACAGGGACCACCATGAACGAATATGCCACGTTTATCGGCAAGGGCTCGAACTTGGTGGAGTAAAGCGCGTACGAATAACGGCGCCAGAGACTGCTCCCCCTGACGATATGGTTAATCATCCAAAGCATTACACGTCCCACCCAAGTGGCGTTGAGTCCATAGAAATCACGCAGCATTACAACTTCTGCATTGGCAACACCATCAAGTATTTATGGCGAGCCGGTTTGAAGGGCGACGATATTGAAGACTTGAAGAAGGCGCGTTGGTACTTGGATCGCGAGATCCAGAACCGCGAAGCTAGCAAGAAAGTTTCTTAACCACAGAGGAGATGAAGATGTCGATTGAAAATTCCCTTGAACGTATTGCCGCAGCACTGGAGGCCATCGCAAGCAGACCGGTTGGCACTCCTGTTGCTGAAGCGCCAGCCACTGCTGCACCGAAAACTCGTGCGGCTAAGGCCATTGAAGCGGCAAAAGCACCCGTCGTCGAAGCACCACCCGTGGCAGATGCTGGCTTCGAAGAGGAAGAAGTTGCCGTGCCTACCCGCGACCAAGTGCGCGCCGCGTTGGTTGAATGCCAAAAGCGGGTTGGCCCTGAAAAGGCCAAGGCTGCACTGAAGAAAGTCACCGGTTCGGAAACATTGGTTGCCGCAACGGCATCGGCTGACGAGCAGAACGCTTGGCTGTCGAAGTTCGCAGCGAAGATCATTGCGGCCGCCGCGGCGATGTAACTCGGAGAAGGGCGTCGGCGATGGTGCCGGCGCCCAGTAGGAGAAACCAATGATTGTTGTATTTTTCATCTTTGGATTTATAACCGGCATTCTTGCTACTGTTATGCTAGAGGCATTGTTGAATGGATAAAACAATCGAGATCGAAGACGGCGCGCACAGCGAGCTCGGGCCGTCGTCTGCAGAGCGCTGGCTCGAATGCCCCGGCAGCGTGATTGCTACGCGAGGTATACCAGATAAGGTATCGGCGTACGCAATCAGTGGCACGGCGTCGCACACGCTGTCCGAGTGGTGCCGACTGCAAGGCAAGAACGCTTCAGAGTTCCTGGGGACTAAGATCCGTGTCAAGCATGCAAACGGCTTTACCGATTGTGAAGTCGACAAAGAGCGCGTAGCTTCGGTGCAAGAGTTCGTCGACAGGCTTCGGGAAAGCGACGGCGATGAACTGGTCGAGGCACGCGTCAGCTACACGAAGTTCGTGCCCTCTGGCTTCGGTACTCTCGATGCTGCGAAGCTGAAGATGTACCACGCGCGCATCGTCGACTTCAAAGATGGCAGCGGTGTGCAGAAGTACGCCAAGATGAACCCGCAGCTCATGTTGTACGCCGTGGGCGTATGGCTCGCATACGATTGGCTGTATGAGTTCAAGAGCTTCACGCTTGCGATATGCCAGCCCCGGCTCGATCACTACGATGAGTGGGATATTTCACTGGATGAGTTACTTGCCTGGGTAGAAGGATACGTGGTGCCTCGTGCTCAGCGTGCACTTAAGCCCGGAGCGCCGTTTAAAGCAGGCAGTTGGTGCCAATTCTGCCGGATTAAAGATACCTGCCGAGTGCGCGCCGAGTCGGTGTTCGATACTGTGACCGGCGAGTTCGAAGATTTGGACACCGCGGTTGCGAAAACGGAAAGTGCAGTCGAGCGGATGCCAACGTTATCGAACGACGAGATTGCAAAAATCTTGCTGGCGCTGCCAAGCATTACAAAGTGGGTGCAAGCAGTGAAGTCGTACGCCGAGAAGGAAGTACGAGAAGGCCGCGCCGTGGGCGACTTCAAGTTCGTCGCAGGACGTAGCAGCCGTGACTGGGCGGTCGATGCAGCCGAGGTCGAGAAGCAATTGCTGGAAGCAGGCGCGAGCAAGGAAGATATCTACACGAAGCCCGAACTGCTTGGGCCTGCGAAGGTGGAGAAGGTGCCGGCGTTAGGCAAGAAGCTGTTCGCACCGGCAACCGAGAAGAAAGAAGCGGGCAAGCTAGCAAATCTTATCCGCAAGTCCGAAGGCAAGCCGACACTCGTGCCGGGGTCCGATCCTCGTCCAGCTGTGTCGGTCGATCCAACAACCGATTTTGAAGATGTCGATTCAACAGAGGAGTAGATGATGGCTAAGAGTATTACATCCGAAAAGATCCAGCTGAAGAACGTGTGGCTCTCGTTCCCGCAGCTCGATCGGCCGAAAGGCTTCCGCAAAGAAGACGGCACGGAAACCGAGCCACAGTTCAGCGCTGCATTCTTGCTTGACCCCTCGAATAAGGAGCACGCTGCCGCAATCGCCAAGGTCAAGAGCGAAGCAGCGCGTATCTCGAAGGAGTTCTTTACCGAGGGCGTGCCGAAAGCGTTCAGCAACCCAGGCTGCAAAGACTTGTGTTTCGGCAAGGGCGACGATTTGGACAAGGTGTACGACGGCTACGAAGGCATGTTCTTCATCAAGGCAAAAAGCAAGTCGCGCGTACCGGTTGTCGGTCGCCGCAAGAGCGCAGATGGCAAGTTCAATCCTGTCGCACCGGGCGACGCCGAGTGGCCATATTCCGGCTGCATGGTGAACGCCAGTGTCACGCTGTGGACTCAAGCCAGCCACGGCCGCAAGGCAATCAATGGCAACTTGATCGCTATCCAGTTCGTGAAACAGGATAAGAACTTCGGCGGCGCGGCTTCGGCCAATCCAGACCAAGAGTTCGAAGCGCTTGAAGATGGAGCCGATGCACCTGATCCGTTTGCTTGATTGATCGTTTAGAAGTTTGAGTAGTGGTGTTCGCCCTGGGCTGAAAGGCCCAGGGTATTTTTATCTGGGGAAAGCATGACCAAAGTCTCGATCGATCTGGAAACTTTCTCCGAAGCCGACTTGAAAGAAGTCGGGGTGCATGTGTATGCCGCGCATCCAAGTACAGAGATCCTGTGCTTGTACTACGCGTTCGATGACGAACCGGTGCAAGGCTTCGTTCCTGAAAGGGATGTGCTTTTGCCAGAACGATTAGTAGAGCACGTCAAGGCAGGCGGCATTGTATCGGCGTTCAACGCGGAGTTCGAACGCACAATCTTAAACAATGTTGCCGGCGAGAAGATCGGTTTCCCTAAAATATCGATCGAACAAACACGCTGTTCGATGGTTAAAGCGCGCGCCGCCGGATTGCCTGGAGGCTTGGGCGATGTAGCCGCTGCACTCGGTACGTGCCCCAAGGATGACTCTGGCCGGATCGTGATGCTGCAATTATCCAAGCCGCGCAAAGGCGCGGAGACGCGGTACACGCCCGCCAATTCCCCCGCTAAGTTCGACGTTCTTTACCAGTACTGCGCGGCAGACGTCGAGGCCGAACGCGCGATCGATAAGGTCGTGCCGGATCTTTCGGCGTCAGAGTTGGTGTTATACCATCTTGACCAGCATATCAACTCGCGCGGCGTGCTCGTCGATCTTGAATCCGTAGACAACGCGCAGTACTTGATCGACACCTATAAGAAATTCTTGCGAGAAAAATGCGTTGAGATTACCGGGCTCGCGCCCTCACAGACCGGCAAACTTGCTGAGTGGATTCGTGCGAACGGATACCCACAGCTTGAAAACTTGCAAGCCGAGACCGTTAAGTCGGCGGTCGAAGACCCGCGCTGCCCCGAGATTGTGAAGACTGTTCTTCGTGTGTATAGCACGCACGGGGCCAAGGCCGTCAGCAAATTCCAAACGCTTAAGGACATGGCGGGCGCTGATAGCCGCTTGCGCGGCCTGTTTAAATTCTATGGCGCGAATACTGGGCGCTGGTCAAGCACCGGCGTGCAGCTGCAAAACCTCGCGCGCGGAAGTATTGAAGACCCCGACACCGCGATTGAATCGTTCCGTGCTCGCGACCTTGATTGGGTTCGAAGCCTGTACGCTGGCGTCGATCCAATGAAAGTGATCGCATCGACGGTACGCGGCATGCTACGTGCTCCACAAGGCAAAGTGCTTCAGTCTTTGGACTTCTCCGCTATCGAAGCGCGCGTCTGTGCGTGGCTACTCGGCGAGCAATGGAAGCTGGACGCGTTCCGTGCGTACGACGAGGGCACTGGCCCCGACTTGTACAAGGTTGCGTATGCGAGATCGTTCCGCGTTGATCCCTCGGAAGTGAATAAGCAGCAGCGGCAGATCGGTAAAGTTCAAGAGCTGGCGCTATCGTATGAAGGGGGCGTCGGCGCTTTCGTGACGATGATCGGCACGTATGGCGTGAAGCTCGAAGATCTCGCTGAGTCCGCATACGCCACGCTGCCGCAGGACGCGATTGAGGCTGCCGAGTGGATGTGGGAAAAATTCGGTAAAGCTTCTGGCTTGCCGAAGCAACAGTACATCGTTTGCGATGCACTGAAATTCTTATGGCGGCAAGCGCACCCGATGATTCGACAAGGGTGGAAAGATTTGAAGACCGCTGCCGAACAAGCCGTGCAGAATCCAGGGCAAGTATACAAGATCCCTTCTGGCAAGGTCATGTTTAAAGTTCACGATCGCTGGCTGTACATGCGCTTGCCTAGCGGACGTCGATTGTCGTACTACAAACCTCGGTGGATTCCGCCGAAAGAGAAAACGGAAATAGATCGATACGGCAACGAAGTTGTCAGAGAAATACCCGGCGAGCTTAGGTATTGGGGTATTGACACGTATACTCGGCAATGGGCAGAGACATCCACCTATGGGGGAAAATTGTGCGAGAATGCAACCCAGGCAACCAGCAGGGATTTACTATGCAACGGCTTGCTAAACCTTGAGCGCGCAGGGTATCCTACCGTGATGACTGTGCATGACGAAGTTGTATCTGAGATTGACGAAGAGTTCGACTCGATAGAACGCGCGGGGCAATTGATGTGCGAGCTACCAACCTGGGCAGAAGGATTGCCCGTTGCTGTTGACGGCCACCGGCAAGTTCGGTATCGTAAGTAATATGGCCATCGAAGATTACATATATTGGGATGATGGGTATGGCCCTGACTGGACCGACTTTTGCGCAGGCCCGAAGCGGCCTAAGTGCAACCAATGTGGTTCGCGCGCCGTGTACTGGCACGACATGCGTAAAGGTAAGTGGCTACTCTATAACAACAAAGACAATAGCTTGCATCGATGCGTTGTGAAACCGGAAGAATTGTTTGAGGACTTAGGATGACAACCAAAGACGAAAGAGAACGTGCAATCATAGAAGCCCGTCGGTTTCTATTTGAATTACTTGATCCAAAGAAGACGCCACGAGTGCCACGTGCTATTCGCCGCAGAGCTGGTGACGTCCTTAAGCACTACCCATATACATCATTGAGGTTGAATCATGGAAAGAAAATGTGAGTTCATCGCTTCCATACCGGGCGGCACGGGCCGGGTAATTGGCATGGCGCTCTATGAGGGCAAGCTTATCCTGGCTACTGAATTAGGAAATGTGTATGTCGTACACCCAGACACAAAAGAAGTGCAAAAGGTTGAACCTGTTGGAAATCCCGCATGAAAGATCCATTCTTAGATGAGATCGAGCCGCAAGTTATCCAGCACAAGTTGCTGGAGAAAGACATCCAGACGGCGTGCGTTGAGTGGATGCGTAAGCGTGGCTACTGGGCGCGCAAGTTCAGCAGCCCCGGCAATCGATCCGTACCGGACTACTTGTTTGCACACATCGACTTCGGTATGCTGGCCGTGGAGTTCAAAGCCCCCGGTAAATCCTCGACTGACAGGCAGGAAGACGAGCAAGAAAAGATGCGTGTATCCGGCTGGGAAGTGTGGGCCGATGTTGGCTCCGGTAAAGGCGGCGACATCGAGAAGTTCAAAAGGACGGTGTGCCTACGAGAAGCCGGGATACGGGACAAGAAGCACACTTATCGGAGAGGACTATGACGCCGCAGGAGGCCAAAGTGGAACGCCGCGATTACATTGCCGATGCAGTGCAAGCGTTTGCGTGTATGTTCCAGCGAGATATTGATAGCGTTCAAGCAGCACTTAAAGAGAAGGGGATAGACGATGTTGTACTTGCGGAGGCGATAGTTTGCGCGGAATGGGAAGCGAGAGCAAAAGCTAATTGGAGAGGGCCAGTGAAATGATGTACGAACGCTTCAACATTTACGTCTCGCCGAAGACGCTCATAAAACTGCGCGACTTGATGGCGAGAGAGCGCCCACGCTGGCTGGCCGATACGCATGAGAATGGCGAGTTGATCTGTTTGTGGGGCGAGCTTGAATCCCGCGTGCAGCACTTGCCTAGCGGGATCGAGAAACCGAAGGCGAAAGAAGAGGACTGGCTTGCTTAGCAGAGACAACCTCTACAGTTACCAGCAGCGCGCGGTCGAGTTCATCAAGCAGAATGAAGCCTGTGCGCTGGCCGTGGACTGCGGGCTAGGGAAAACAGTATCGGCGCTGACGGCTTTCACTGACCTGTCGAGCTCGTTCGACGCACGGCGCACCCTGGTAGTGGCGCCGTTGCGTGTTGCCCGCAAGGTGTGGTCAGACGAGCTTACAGAGTGGTCACATCTGCAAGACATACAGTGCGCTCAGATCGTCGGCACGCCCGAGCAACGCATGCGCGCGTTGCGGACGCCTGCGGATATCCACACGATCAACCGCGAACAGCTAACGTGGCTTCACGCCCAGTTCATTCAGAACGGTAAGCAAGTCATGCGCTGGCCGTGGGATGTCGTGTTTCTGGACGAGTCCCAGTCGTTTAAGAGTCAGGCATCACAGCGATGGACAGCGATGCGCGATCTGCGCCGGCTGTGCCAGCGCGTCGTTCTGCTGTCCGGTACGATCATCCCTAACGGCTACTCGGACCTATGGAGCCAGTACTACTTGCTCGACCACGGCAAACGGTTAGGCTTTACTGAGACAGCATATCACGAGCGCTGGTTCGAGCGTCCGCTGCGCGGCAATGAGTTCGACAAGTGGACCGTCAAGCCGCATGCCATCAAAGAGATCCAGGCAGCCATTGCCGATATCACGCTGTCGTTGCGCGCCGAGGACTATCTTGATTTGCCTGAAGTCGTCTACAACTTCATCAAGGTACAGCTCCCCCCAGCAGCGATGCAAGTCTACAAACGCATGGAACGCGAGTTCATTACAGATTTCAAGGACAAGACCCTGACTGCCGTGAACGCAGGGGCGCTCGACCAGAAGCTCTTGCAACTAGCGAACGGCGTGGTGTACGTAGGGGAGGAGAAGGAAGTCGTGGAGTTCCACGAAGAGAAAGTAGCAGCTCTGGAGGAGCTTCTGGAGGCAGTGCCGGGCAAACTGCTGGTGGCATACTATTACCGGCACGACCTAGAGCGCATAAAGCGCGTTCTGACTGCGTCTGGACGCCGCTGGGCGGTGCTGAAGTCAGACGCGGAGTTTGCCTCATGGGCAAGCGGATCGCTTGACGTGGGTGTTCTCCATCCGCTGAGCGCTGGACATGGGCTAAACGATGTCTACAAGTCAGGCTGCGAGGATATCGTCCACTTCGGCTGTTCTGCAAGTCTTGAGGCGTACATCCAAGTCAACGATCGCCTGGCAGGCGGTCATCGGCGCATGGGTCGCAATGTCAAGATCCACCACGTCATTGCCGAGGGAACGCGCGATATCGACTACATGCGGCTCTTAAAGAGCAAGGCGTCTAGCCAGGATGACTTGACGCGTAGCCTAGCACAGCGCGTCTTAGGGCGCTGAGGCTGTTCTTCGTGCCGGGGTCGGCATACTTAATCTTGTAACTGTCACAGATTGCGCGCATACCCACAACGGGTATGATTCTACTTGTATCAAGGATGCTCATGTAGCAGGCCATGTACTCGGGGCCGTGATCCTGGTGCCCTTTATCCATGCCGGCGATTGAATTGTGAAGGTGGTGCGCCAGCTCATGCGCAATCGTTACAATCCCTTTAGAGTTATTCTTACGCCCCAGTGTGATGATGTTCGGCTCCATCCATTCTGCTGTCCACTGCCCGAGATTCCGAAAGTGTATCTCTACCTGCGGTATCCCGTATATCTTGCAAATGCTTTTCGCGAAACGGACAATCGACTTCTTTGGGAGTGCCACGTAGTTCTTCGCACTGATCGACTCGCCCTCCATCCGATACACTCGGTACTGCTGAGGGTCGCTTTGTGAAGGCTTCGCTAGGGGGAGCTGAAATTTCTGAGGCATGCGGCATTCTCACGAAGATCAGATTCAGGGGGTTCATAAAAGCCGTGCCCAGCATAACAGCGGTCAGCGACATTGAAAAGTGCAAAAGCTCATTCACCTTTACGCCACTTTCGGATATAGTGCCTTGCTGTCAGTAAGCCAACAGCGATCGATATCAGAAGGGAAATGATCTGCAGCACAGAAATTGCCGGAGCAAGCCACCCTACGAGCCCTGTGCTTGCTGTGACGGCGGCGCCTACAACGCCCGCGTGTTGGTGTGCTTGCTGCGCAAAGTTGTTGATGCTGTCGCTCATTTCTTCTTATCCTCGTGCCCGGCTAACGCCGCCTCTCTGCAGATGTAATAGCGCTTGTACATATCCGCCAGCGCCGTAACGGTGTCGCCGAAACTATTGTGACTTGTTGGAGCTAGTGCTGGGCAGGAGGCTACCACCAGGGCTGACGGCTGTGTCGCGGTTTGAACGGGCGTCGTCGAGCAACCGAGACACGTCAGGAGTATTAAGACACTCACGATAAACTGGTACTTCACGGGTAATGGTCTCCACTTTGCGGTTGATGACGGTCTGCTTGATATCGATCTTGCCGATGGCTTCGGCAGCGCCTTGCTGCGCTTGCTCGCGCACGGCAGCGATTAAGGCTTCAGTCTTCGCCTGCTTGGCAATGACATGATCCATGCCGAGTTTCGCGCCGCCTGCAGCGGACGCAGCGAGCGCAACGATGAAGGCCAGAATGATCCAGGGATTAGTTAGGCTTGGCATTGGGTGCGTGTCCTCGATCTTGCCAGGCGCCAGCGCCTATGAAGGTTGCTACGGTTGCAGCTGTCACGAGCACAAAGTCTCCAGAAGTTACTTTGCCGTGCCAGCACAGGATACTGTTAACGATGCCGGCACCCACGGTAAGCAAGAATCGCGTACCGCCGAGTGCTTTGATCCATGCTTGAACATTCTCGGGCGTCACAATATTGTTCTCAGCTTGGTATAGAACGCACGGCGTTCTTCGAGCCCCAGCTTGGCGGGGCCGTTGACCGCTTCAGTGATCTTGTCGAAGTCACCTACGTCTGCTAACTCGTTCAATCCGTGCGATTGCCAGTACCAGCCAGCAACGCGCGCGGCCACTTCAGGCTGCTCGATTTTCTGAGGGGCAGCTTCGAGGTTTATCTTCAGCGCATCGCCAGCTGCTTTGTACTGCGCGCGCCCCGTGAGTTGAATAATGCCGCCGCCGCGGTAGTTCCAACCGTCATTGCTTTGCGTGTCACCATTACCGAGCCGATTGGCGTACACGTAGTTCGCGATCTTTTGAGGCTGACGTGCGAATGCAACGGCGATCTCGTCAGTTGGAAAACGAGCAGGCCAAGTTTTACGAAGACCACCTGCCGAATAGCTCATGTTCTCACGCAAACGCATGAACTGGGCACTCTCATGCCCACACTGCGCAACCCACATACAGAAACGATTTTCTGTATCGATGCCGAAATCCGGCGCGATGATCGTAAGAATTTTCGTCCACTGTGAAACGTCTTTACACTGCGGGAATACTGTTTTCATTTGAAGTGGATTCATGCCTTTACCTTTGATTTCTTCGATGACGCGATGGTAGCGCTTAGCTAAAATTAGCTAGTTATCGGTTCATCCATCATTCACCCTCATGCCTTCGCGCCAGCGCGCTCGCAAACATTTTTGATTCGCTCATTAGTTCAACGCCATCCATTGAGTGTTGCCGACTCCATACGCCATGTAAGCTTTAGGTGTAGAGGTATCAACATAAAGCTCGCCAATGAAAAGCGGAGTTAGTACACCCGATGGGCTTGCCGTTCCTGATCTGCGGGCCTGAGTAAAAGTTCCATCAGCATTGACTGAGGCTAATGTCGTTCCGGCGCTATTGACGGCTTTGAATACTGGAGCCGTTTGTCCTGCATATGCTTGGGCAATGAGTGGGGTATCACCGATTTTTACTGAGCGGAAAGTACTAACGCCAGGAAATGAATTGGGATAGTTTGAACCATCGCTCTTGACGCAGCCGACAAAAGTATGGCGCTCATAACCAGTACCTGAATTGTCAGTGACGTTGTCGAGATTGATTAGCCCAAAGAACGACGACGGGTTAGGAGTTGTACCAAAAATAATGTCAGTTGTGTTCGACTCGAAGCGAGTACCGAACATGGTGATTGATCCAGCGCCGCCAATAATGGAGACGGCTTGATTACATTGTTCTAAGTTTCCGCCTAAAAATATCGCTCCATTTCCGTCGCCAGCGCTGACTAGCAATCCAATGCTGGTTGCATCGGTTGCCTTATCTCCATAGCCGTAGCAATTCGAGAACATTGTTTGCGTGGCAACAACAGACCCGGAATGTGAAAGCTTGAACGACACATGCAAATGGTTGCAGTAAACATTTTCGAGATGATTAGCAAACGCAGACGCATTTGATCCGTCTATCTTTACGCCGATTGAGGTTCGCGTCGCGTTAATTGCGCCCTCGATATACATATTGCGAAGCACAGTATTAGCTCCACCCTGGATCTGTACAGCCTTGCCGTCAACGTGAGATAGAGTGATCTGCATCTCCTCCATTCCCATTGACCAATACAAAGAGCCAGCTGTACCGCCTAGCGTGGCAAGGGTTGCTGATCCAGAATAGGTCAGGATTGTGCCGCGGTTAGCTCCGCCCTGGATCTTTGTATAAGGTGGAAGCGTAAACGCATTGCTTGCGAATGTACCCGGTGGAAGTTTTACAGTGTCAGATTCGACACTCACGCCGGTTGTTATGCCCGCCGCATTTTGAGTTGATGTAGACGAACTGGTAAAGCTTGATGCGTAACGCTGTACTGATTTTGTCGGCAGAGTTGGCTTTGTTGTATCAGTCGGCGTTACGCCCCTGTCTCTCTCGGCATCGGTGCGAGGGTAGAGTAGCGCGCCGATAGTGGACTGCGTCATCGTTGTGCTAGACAACGCAGCAGGCGTTGGCTTACCGTCAGAATCGAACGTCAGGTACTTATTCGCGTAATTTGTAGGATCTAATTCAATATCAGTGCTATCAACTTCCGCGGACAGCGGAATGCGTAATGCGCGACGGGTATCACGCTTCAGTTGCTGAAGTAACAAGTATGTTTTGTCTTGTTCATCATTGTACGCAACGGAACTCCAAGGACCGTTCTGAGCGATGTCGGTGTCTCGTTCGATAGCAATGTCGCGGTAGATAGTGACGATCTCGCCGCCCGCTAGCGCTGTTACGAGAGTAACCGTGCCGCCTGTGTCTTCACCTTCACCGGTAACTGTGTAGTCCGTGGTCAGCGCTTGTTCGACACCATCTACTAATACGACGAGATCGGCGTCTTGGAATATCGGGTATGGGTAGTCAAAAACGGTTTGACTTGCAGCAGCAACATATTGAACAAACGGTTCAATGTCAGTTACGTTGTCGATCGATGTCATTGTTGTGAGCCCTGCTTATCGTAAAGAAGTCGTTGTTTGTCCATGCGCCACTGAGTAATTCGTTCTGCGTAATCTGGATTTTCCTTTTCCAGTTTAAGCCTGCCGATTTTGTCCGCTTGGTTTTGAATGTGCTTTAAAAGCTCGACGCGCATGAGCGGTGTCGCTTTCTGGTATTCAGCGGTACGGATTGTTTGATCGAGCATGTCGTAATACGACTTACCGCCGAAGTTGCCCTCTGAACGGGAAATGCGTACTAAGTCCGCATACTCCGTTGCATTGAGCCTCATTCCTTGCACACGCTTATCCGGCATCGTCGAGGGAACTTGGTGGGTGGTCTTCATCAAGTCAACCAGCTCGGAGACCACTGGGTCTGATTTTTGTTTTGACTCAGGGATCGGTGACATCGCACCGAGAAGCGAGCTGGAATTCTTCTCGCGGATCTCACCGAAAAGATCGAGACGCAACGGCAAGTCTTTCGAGTACCCGGGCGTGTTGTCTTTGATCTTGTCCAAAATCGTCCACGCTTCGCGCAAATAAGGGTCGTCGAAGTTACGGATCGTGCGTTGGAGTGCGGAGTAGGGAACTTGTGAAGCAGCCATCTGAGAGACGTACGGCTTGATCTTTCTCGAAGGATCGTTCATCAATTCAATGAAGTCCGATACACCCTTCATAAATGTCTTGTTGCCGGTGTTATTCATCACTCCAGCGATGATCGAGCCCGCCGCCTGCCAGCGCTGTGCTTCCTGGTCCGACATATTCTCTGGGTCATCGTTGACATACGCACCGATCTCCATTGCGTCCGCTGTCGCGCCGACAACCGAAGCGAAAGGCTCCATGCGTGCGTACGAATGCCAAGTTGTTTCACCACTTACAGGGTTCGTAACTTTGATCGAGTAAGGGCGTTTGCCGTTCTCCATCCACAGCTGCCGTGCTTTCGGATCTTGTGGACCACCACCGGTAATCTGGTCATGTGCAACCCAGTACGCCACAAGCGCTGAAGTACCAGAACCAAGGGCGAACTTGGTAAGCGCCAGATCGCGGCGCGCGCCGCCTGCCGATACGTCAGCCCAAAAGCGATTCGAGAACACAGCCATTGGCGAACGGTACATCGATTGCTTAAAGATGTTCGTCGGCGTGCGAATGAAGGGGGCGATAAGGGTTAGCACTGGCACACTGCGCAAGCCTTTTTGAATTGCTTGCCCTGCACTTCCAAGCGGCGTTTGGAATGTCATTTCATTCGCCCAGTCTTCCGCTGCTTTCTGCGTTTCTTCCGGCGTGTTCTCCATGAAGTTGCGTGCTTCTTGCGCCGCGTCTTCTAGCTTCAGCGCACCGGTTTCAAGCTGATCTTGCACGTGGACCATCGCTTGTCGTTCTACATACGCACGGTATGAGAGCGTCTTGAATAGATCGTCTTCTGCTCCGAGCGCGCGTGTGGGCAAGTCAATTAGCGTATCGAGTCCTTTAATGATTCGACCAAGATAAGGCTTATCTAGCTCAGGCAAACGCTGCAGCGTAGAGCCATACGCGCCGCCAGCCGCTTCGTACTTAAGCACGCCGTCTAACGACTGGCCGGTTTTCAGCGCACGGCCAAACAGGCGCCAAGCGTCGGACGTTGCGCCAAGTGTGCCATGCAATGTCGCAAGTGCTTCGCCTGCAGCAACGTGTTCCTCGCCTGGCAGAAAGCGGCCGAGCCGAGCAGCTAGTCCAATTTCTGCGGCATTCATCGCTTGGAAGATTGTGTTACCAACCATGTTGACGAAGTGCGTCGTAGGCCCCGACAAGATTCCGTTTACGAAATTACGGTTGACGAGGTTCATCGCCGCGCCGCCAACACGCCGCAATAACCCTTGCTTCGCAACTTGCGTTACGCCAGCGACGGAGTCGGTCATGTGGATGGCTTTCGCAACGCGTTCTACGTCTGCGCCCGAGTTGTTCAGAATCTCAGCGATGCGACTTACTTGAATAGGATCGGAGCCCACAGGAATGCTAAAGGCGTTTAATGCACGGCCCGTTTCTGCACGAGCGCCCATGAACTGCGTTTGATATTCGTTATGGAATTGGAGTTGGCGAGCGAACTGGACTTTCTCAAGGTCGGTTGCCTGGCCCACTGCAATTTTATCCGCGAGAGTCTTGAGACGGTCGGCGCTTGAGTTAAGCACTTGTCGTGCAGCCAGAATCGTTTCGGGGTTAAGGACTCCCCCAGCTTCTCGTTCCAGCACTTGCTTTACAACATCTTGGCTCACATTCAGATCGCCAGCCAAGCCCTGCAGTTGCTCGTTCGTAATCGTGCCGCGTCGAGCTACGTCGATCTTGGCTGCGTTCTGCTGCGCGACGTCGGCGATCACAGACTTAATTTCGTCGGTTGTCGTGATGCGATCGAAGTTAGGCATATGCGCTTCATCGAGCGCATAATCACCGAGGTTGGCTTTAGACAACCGTTCCGCCGTATTTTCTACAGGCTCCACCACAGGCGGAACTTCCGCTGGTACGGGCTCCGCGCGAGGAGGCATCTTGCTTGGAACAGAAGGTTCTTCGAGCGCTGCAGTAGCCGGCTGCTTCTCAGCAGGAGCCTCGGGCGCTTTAGCTACTGGCCGCTCTGGTGTTGCCTGTGCGGCTTCAGCAGGTACAGCAGACGGTGCATCTGTGGGTACTTCCGATACAGGTGCTGCGTCTGGAGATGCAGCTACTTCAGGAACTTTCTGCGCAGCTGCTTTCTTGGCTGCAGCTTCTGCTTCCTTCGCAGCAATCTCGCGTTCAGCCGGGCGCAGCACCTTAGCACCTTTGGCACCTTTAAGGACTGCTTCTTCGATTGCTTTCTTTAGACCAAAATCTGGCACTGGTTATTTCTCCACAAGCGAAATGTTCTTCACTACTGGCTCGCCGCCTGGGCCTTTAACCGGTACGCGGCCATCTTTCTGTTTCAGCGCGGCTTCAACCTTTGCTGGATCTGAGTACTCGAAGTTCAACTTGCCGCTCTTTTTCAGTGACTCGTAAACGCGTAGCTGATTGACGGTGACAGAACTATCTGACACCATCGGCTTTCCCTGCTCGCGCGCGTACTTGGCTGCAGTCAGTAGCAGCTCTTTACCTTTGCCAGTGCCACGTGTGGCATCTTCAACAACAGCATTACTGATCTGGAGCGCACCGCTTTCGTTTTCTTTCATCGCAAGCAAGCCATTCGGTTTGTTCTTGTCATAGGTAGTGACAACCGTCGAGCCTGGCGGCACATAGTGTTCACTGCGGAAAGAATCGGTGAACTGTCCATTGTGGTTCGGCTCGATAGATGCTGCGCTACTTGGGGATGTTTGCGCACTTGTAGTGCTCGAAGGACTAAACACTTCAGGATTGACAGCACCAACTTGCCTGGTAGGCCCAATCGACATATCCACACTTTTGCTTGCCGTGTCAGGCAAACCATTGAACGCAGCGTGGCCCCCTTTAAATAAAACGGCGCCTGTTTTGAATAGTGTTGCAATTGCTGCGGAGAAGGTGAGATTGTCGACAACATTCTTAAATCGGCCTTCGGCTTCGCTTTCGTTGTCGCGGTTCGACATATAGTCTATGTATGCATTCAGCAGACTGCCATCTGGCGCTACAGCGTTCATTGCCTCGCCGAACTTGCCTTCTACATGCTTGCCGAGTTGTAAGATGTCAGTCATGCGTGGATCGTGCGGCGCTAAAACAGTGGACGCTGTTAGCGCCTCCGCGGTAGCAGAACGAGCTATCGTTCCAAGTGCATTGGCCCCTTTAAGCCCCCCAATCAGTTTGCTGTAGCCAAGGAAGGGTACCGCATACTGCGCGATGGTCTGCGTGACTTCGTCTTTCGTATCGCTATTGCTGGCGAGGTAGTTACGAAACTGCAGCACTGCATTTTTCGCAGCATCGTATACCGGCGAAGGAGCTGGCTGCTCAGGCACAGGAGGTACTTCAGCCGGCGCGGTGCCAGGGAGTCTTGCCGCGTTATCCGCCGCAGCCATTGCGCTTTTGCCCTCCGCATTTTTATGCTGAAGGTACTCATACCCATGTTTAAGCGCATCGGCGGTGTTTATCGCTGCGTCGAGTGTGCCGACCGAGACGTTACGCGGTAGCTCGCGCATCCAGTTTACTACGGGCGCAGGAACGCCCATGACGCCGCCGATGATTTCCACCCCCGCTTTCTTGGCTGCTTCATCGTTCGCTTGCTTCCACTCGTTCTGCTTATCGAGATCGCGTGCGGCGGACAGCTGAGCCAGAGAGTCTTCGAGGTCCTGCTGAATTCTAGGAGTCTGAATGACTGGATCGCTCATTTGCGTGCCGCCTCTGCTTGCGCTGCTGTGATGTCCGAGTCATATCGGTTAAGGCGTTCGTCATACTTCTTGCGTTCTTCTTTTCCAAGCGCGTTCGGATCACCGGCGCGCTTAATAAAATTGGCTTTCGCGCGCGCCAGATCTTGCGCCTCGATCGACTTGGCTTTACGAATATACGTGCCGATAACTTCCTCCGACTTAGAAATAACTGCGCCTTGACGTTCTGCTGGAGGCAGTAATTCCACTTGGTTGTACCACTCGGTGAGCGCTTGATTGCGCTGAGTCTTTACGTCGTCAGGAAGGGTTTGAATCATCGTACCTGGCACAATTCCGAGCGCGCGGTCGATGCGAGCTTCACCTTCGCGCGCCGCCTGTGTGCCTTTCCAACCGGCGGCCTCTTCGCGGCGTTTCAACAGCAAGTCGCCGCGAGTGCCCCACTTAAGGCCAGGCATTGACGCAATCTCTTGCTCCGAATAGTGAAGCAAATTAGTACGAACGTCGAAAGCAACGCGCGAGTCATCGATACCCGGATCGCCCTTTTGCAATTCGTTGTACAGCGTACGTGCAACCTCGGGGCTCAAGTTCTGCGACTGTGTTAAATCGTATAGTTTTTTCTGCGTGAGTCTCCCCGCGAGCAGGTCCGATGTAGCATTACGATCGCCCACCTCAAAGCGCATGTGTTCTTCTTGCTTCGCTTTACGAATGTCGTATTCGGCCATGCCGTTTGACTCGCGAAGATCCGAGAGCAAAGAATCAACCAGTTTTTCTTCTTCTGCTGGCAGCAAAGCGTTGCTGGTCTTATTCACTTCTTTCAAACGCTTGATAAAGCCAATTGGGTCCCCATAGGGATTCGCAAGCTCGTCGCGGAAGCGCGCAGTAACCGTCTGTTGGGTGATGGCTTTTTGGCTCTGCTTATGCGCGGCATCCGCTTCGATTGGGGTGAGAGTGCCATCTCGTCGGGCACTATCGATCAATAGTCCTAACTTTTGCTGCTCAACGTCCGCTTCATCATGCTTGTCTAAATCGTTCGAGGCACGCAATAGCGCGATACGGTCCGTGGACCGCTGTATGCCTTCGGACACATCCGTGCGTGCTTGACTCTGTGCTTCCTGCGCTTGTGCATGGCTGAGGTTGGCTACACCTTCCGTGAGACGTTTATTGTAGATCTCGATGAGCGCCGGCCGAGCTTCAGCAGGGGCGTTCTTAATGACTGCGTCACGAACGGCGCCGAAGGTTGCTTGGAACGCATGAGGGTCCTTGTTCGCCTCGACCTGTAGCCTTGCCGCTGTATCTTCCGCGTCGGCCTGTGCGCGAATCGCGTAACTGCGCGTAGCTGCGTTGTTGTACGCTTCCGCGTATGCTGTGTTCTGCAGAAAGCCGCGGTTAAAATCTTTGCCACCTGGTTTTCCAAAGTTTGCTTCTGCACCAGCGGCGGCACCTACTTGCGCGCCGCGCTTAGCTTGAAATTGTTCATTTAAACCAGAGAGTCCGGTCTCGAAAGTTTTGAACGCATGGGCTAGACTTTGCGCCGCCTGCGCGTCGCCGCTATCCGGGATAGCTGTGTCGATTAGCGCAGGTGACTGCAGCTGACGGTACTCTATGCCTGCCATAAATTAGCTTCTTCCCGGTATGCTCTTGTACGTTTTGCCAATCGTATCCATTAACGAAGTAGCTGCGGCTGCATTGCCCTGCTCAACTGCATTCGACGCTTGGCTTGCCAGCGCGCGTTGGCGAACTTGCGTATTGGCGTTCGAGATAAGAAGATCGTTTTGATTCTCTGCGATATTGCGACGGACAATGCCGCCGAAAGACCCGCCTGTCTCGATGCCTGAAGCACCGGCCGAGGCGTTCTGCGAAGATAGCGCACGAAGCAGGTCCTTACGTCTGTCGATTTCCCGTTGCGTTGCAGCGTCAGCTTCCGAGCGCGCTTGGACCTTGATGTTGTTCTCCATCAAAGCGCCAGCACGTTTCTGCTGTGCCGCGCTATAAATACCTGCTGCGGCGCTAACGGCAGCAGAAGCAACGCCTACCCATGCCGGGATTGTGGCTAAAAAAGCCATGCTATATGCTCCCCTCTATCTGAATATCTAAGCCAAGAAGTTCGAATGGCAAAGGATCTACCTGTGTAAATGAGACCAATTTGTCTTCGGACTCGTCCCAGTTCGTAGATTCTTCGATCGTGTGCACGCCGGTGAACGGTGTCGCGGCTTCGTCGAAGTCATCCACATCGAAGTACCGGTCAGGCAATGGTCTGCCATTGACGAGCAGCCCCAGAGTGTTACGCACTTTGGCGCGCACTTTCACGACGCGCTTCTTGCGCATCAAGTTAGAACCTTGCGGTGTGATTGTTTGCAATGGCATCGGCGTGGCTTCAACAGTCCAATCCAAACCGACTTCCACAGCAGAAACAGTTTTTGATAACGTCGCGTTTCCACTGACGTCAGGTGTCACATTTTCAAGGACGAAGCCATCGGCGCGCACACGGCATTCTTCGCCATACAGGTGACTCGCCCCAGTTACAGATGCTGCAGCGGGGCTATTAGTTGATACGTGTGCACAATCTGTATAACACGTAACGTCCGCAATTTCAAGCATCGAATAATCAACGCCATTCAACGTACGCTTCGTCGTAAAATAAATGTCTTCAAGGATAGAGCATACCGACTTGAACTGGCCGTCTGTTGTCCAAATAGTCCAAGCTTGGATCTGCGCTTCTTTGCGCGAGTTGAAAATCGCGACTGACCCATCTGGGAACGCGTCACTGCTCGTGTCCGGGTTCGTCCCGTTGACCACAAGCACAAAGCTTATTTCGTCGATGGCCGAGCCGTTCCATGCTGCCATATCGCGCACGTCGTAAATCAAGTGTGGCGCGAGGGAGGACACACCTAACGAGTTGTACGCGTTTTCTGTGTAGTCGAAGCGGAAATCTCTGATCGATTTCTTATTGCGCTGAACGTAGATTGTCGCACCGTCGATTGTGACGGGCTTAATCTTAGCTGCGCCGTACTGCGTCTGGTTTACTGGTGCATCGCCGGGGCTAATAGGCGTGCCTAGCTCCTTAGCATAGCGGAACTCGCCGCCGCTTGTAAAGAGCTGGAGGCTTCTACCCCCGAACAATCCTTGGATAGCTGTCAAGCGTCCGCCGTTTAGCGTAGTAAAAACAGGATCGTCCGCGAGTCCTTCTCCGATCTCAAAGCCAAGAATATTGTTAACTTGGCTTCCAATTATCGATTGTTGCTTCTGCTTTGTGCCACCAAAGTACAAGCGACCCTCAAAGAACTCAACGGTCCGGGGGTAGCCCCGCGTAGAACTCCAAACCGGTTCGCGCCGGGGTACGCCTGTCACCGAATGGTTGACACTTGCGGTTGACGACGAACTAAGAGGGCTCACCGTCATATCGCCGTATGCACTGGCACTATCTTCGGCAAGCGTTACAGTGAACTCTGCTGAGCCTGTACGTGAACAGGATACCCCGTTGAAGCCTTGTACAGACCACAACTTTTGAACTTCACGAGTAATGTTGTCTGCTGTGGTAGCATTGTCTCCTGCGTATACTACGGTAGCAGTGCGCGCGCCGTCAAGTGTAATTTGGAAAGTATCACCGGCGTTCCAGCCAGCAGCGAAGGTA